ATTTACAATCCATCAATCACTGGTGGAGTAGTTCTTGCTGGAAGTGCAAATTTTGGATTAGACCTTGATGAAGTTGGTGCTGGTGGTGTGGTAATTGCTGGCACGACGACCTTCAAATCTGATGAAGTTGGTGCTGGTGGAGTTCTTGCTGGTGGAGTTGCTAATCAGAACTTCGTCTTCAATATCACTTCAACTGGTGGAGCAGTTCTTAGCGGAACGACAACATTCACTTCTGATGATGTTGGATCAGGCGGCGTGGTTGTTTCTGGCCTCGCAACCAACAGACAGTTAAGTTCCGATTCAGCTTCGGGCGGTGTGGTTGTTTCCGGTGATGCAGATGAGAGCTTCATCTTCTTTAACGCCGCTTCGGGTGGTGCGGTTGCCGCTGGCCTAGCAAACATCTATGCAACATACAACCCTGACTTCGCTGGTTATGGAGCGGTTGCTGGTGGCGATTCAACGAGTCAATTCACAGGAAGCCAAGATGCAACAGGCGGCGTAGTCACTGCTGGATCAGGTGAAGTTCAGGCCATTTACTTCATCACTTCCACTGGTGGTGGAGTTCTTGGTGGCACATCTGGCATTGGTTCAACAACTGGTGATATCGATTCTACGGGCGGCGTAGTAATCGGTGGATCAGCAGACGAGTATGTCGTTTACAATCCATCAATCACTGGTGGAGCGGTTCTTGCCGGTACGACCACATTCAAAGTTGATGAGGTTGGTTCAGGTGGCGTGGTTCTTGCTGGTAATGCAGATGAAAGTTTCATCTTCTTTAACACCGCTTCTGGTGGTGCGGTTGCTGCTGGTCTAGCAAACATCTATGCAACATACAATCCTGAATTCACTGGCTACGGCGTGGTTGTTGGCGGAACGGGCGAGGAGGAATTTACAGGCGAGGAAGACGCAACTGGCGGTGTGATTGTTGCCGGAACAGGCACAGTTCAAGGCACTTATTTCATCACATCAACTGGTGGAGCGGTTGTCGGTGGCATTGGCCAAATTTCTGGTGAGGTTGACGAATTTGGATCAGGTGGTGTAATTGTTGGAGGAACAACAGCTACAATCTTCGTCTTCAACATCGAAGGATCAAGTGGTGTAATTGTCGGCGGCGATTCGACAACACAGTTTACAGGTAATGAAGATGCTACAAGTGGTGTAGTTATCGGCGGCGATTCGACAACACAGTTTACAGGTAATGAAGATGCTACAAGTGGTGTAGTTATCGGCGGCGATTCAACTGTAAATGCGACATATAACATCTCCACAACTGGCGGCGTAGTCATTGCTGGCACAGGCGAGGAAGAGTTTACAGGTGAAGAAGACGCCACTGGCGGTATAGTTGGTGGTGGAACAGGAACAGCCCAAGGCATTTACTTCATCGCCTCAATTGGTGGAACGATCCTTGGTGGTGACTCAACGAGCCAATTCACAGGAAGCCAAGACGCAACTGGTGGAGTGGTTGTTGGTGAATCGGGAGTAGAGCAGGCCATTTACAACATTGTTGCGAGTGGTGGAGCAGTTACAGGCGGAAGTGTATCGGCTGGGTCTGAAACAGACATCGATTCTACGGGCGGCGTGGTAATCAGTGGTACGTCTACCAACGTCAAGATTTATCCTGAAGATGCTACAGGTGGTGTGGTTGGCGGTGGAGAAACATCTGCTGTTTACGACGAAACATCCACAGGTGGTGTAGTTGCTGGAGAAACAGCAAGCACATTCTTTGTCTTCAACATTGATGGATCGAGTGGCGTGGTTGTTGGCGGCAATGCTACTGCCAATCTGGTTGGCGGCGGATTCATTATTGAAGGTGGGGTTGTTGTCGCTGGCGACTCTTCAACACAAGCAACTTACAACATTGACGCAACAGGCGGTGTGGTTGCAGGTGGAGACTCAACTGCATCCAAATCTTCTACAGATGATGCTACAGGCGGTGTGGTTGTAGATGGAACTGCCGTCGCAGAAAAAGCCACGGTTATTTTGGCTCTTGGAGGCGTGGTTGTCGGTGGCGATAGTCTCGATTCAATAGAAGTAAGTGAATCTGGATCAGGCGGTGTGGTTGTAAGCGGTGCTGGAAATGTAACCACCTCATCGGGTGGAGTGATTATCGATGGAACTGCTTCTTCGCAAGCAACCTATGAAATCGGAACATCGGGTGGAGTAGTTCTTGGTGGGCAAAACCAAGGCGATCTGACAGATTACGAGTACACAGCAGAAGGAGGGATTGTTGTTTCTGGAGACGCCAAAGTCACAGGCATCAAAATGTTTGTGTATGAAGGCAGTGGCGAAATCTTCACAGGAGGAACAGCCGAAGATAAAACTGGACCAAGCCACATTGCTACGGGAGGAATCACCGTCGAAGGCGATGCAAACCTCACAGGAACAAAAGATTACATCGTTTCTGGTAAGGGTGGGATCAAGATGGGAACCAATACAACAATTGTATTCGTGCCATTTGCCACAGGCGGCATCAAAGCAGGCGGCTCGGCCTTGGTCAACTACCTAGACTTGAGATATGAGGCCACTGGTGGAATTGTTGTATCTGGTGAAGTTGAAACACATGAGGTTTACCACTACACATGCACTCCAAAGGGATTAGTAATCATTGGTGGAACAACTGGAACGAAACACAACAGATACACTTACGAAGCATCTGGTGGTATCAAAGTCAGAGGTTCTGCTGACTTCCTCGGAGTGTTCTTTGACAGAGATTGTAAATTCGTTCATGGATTCAATTGCATTGTCAAAACACCCAATAAATACAGAGATTGCGTATTCCCATTGTACTTCTATGGAGAGTGTGCGGTATTGGATAGTTGTGAATCTGGAGTGCGTGGAGCAGTTCTTAGTGCAATTACAGCTTGTAGGCAGAAAGGACTGTTGCCAAACGTCAGAAAGAAACCAAACAGAAAACCAGTGAGAAAAACTTAATGACTGATACAAACAAAGAATTTCTTGCTGGCATTTGGGACAACCCTTCCGACAGCGAATACGCTGCTTATGAAGAATTTAGGGATTGTAAACAACTCGCACTTGGGCAGTATCCTTTGAAAGTTCTTTGTAATTGATATTGTGGATGATCCTGCTAATTGTCGAAAATGTTACACCGAACTCTTCTGCAAGTTCTTTTAGAGTGGCTCCTTCGGATCGCTTTTGTCTTATTTCGTGGGCCTTGTTCGCATCGAGCTTATTGCAGCCCATGTTATTCTTTCGTTCAAGAATACCGTAATACTGCATCCATCTGGAAACAGTGCGTTCTGATACCTTGTATTTTTCGGCAGCCATTTGGCGGTCATTGACGAAAGGTTCGAGTTTTTCTTTAGGTGGTCTCATGTCTAAAGTATAATAGATGTCAAAAATAAAATTCTCGTGCATAACTAAAAAGAACCCCATTTCTTAAGAGAGGTATTTACATGGCACTTGTAGTCCCAAATTTAGGTGAGCTTGAACTGTTGGATAAAATGCTTAAAGATGCTCTGTCAGTTGACGAGGATTACATCTTGAAGCTTTTCCACACAAACGTCACTCCAGATGAAAACTCTGCTGCTTCATCTTTCGTTGAAGCAACATTTACGAACTATGCAGCACAAACCCTTACTCGTACACTTTGGAACACAGCCGTCACAAACGGTTCAAACAAAGCTGAATCGTCTTACGGTTCTTCCGCTTTGTCTTGGACATGTGGCGCAACTGGCGACACAATTTACGGTTACTGGGTTATCGGCGCAACTTCATCCACATGTCTATGGGCAGAAGCTTTTGCAACAGCCCGTGTACTTGCTTCTAGTGATGTTTTGAACCTTACACCCAAGTTCACATTAAATTCGGAAAATTAAAGTATTTTTCGGAGTTGAAAGAAAAGTCCTCTTTTGTTACTCTAGTAGTATCAAGGAGGATTTTTCTATGCGCATTAAAGAATGCAAAAATTGCAAAATGGAGTTTGCTCCAAATGGAAATCAAGTTCATTGTTCTGTCGAGTGTCGAACTGAATTTTTCAGAAAGCGAGAAAAAGAGCAGAAGGCTAAGAAGGCGTCTGAAGCCAGAACATCAAGTCTCAAGACCTGTGAGTATTGTAACAGCGAGTTCATCTCCAGATTTTACAATACAAACAGACAAAGATTCTGCTCTCAACAATGCAAATCAGATTTCCACAAAGACAACAAGACAAAAAGTTTGAAGGGTGAAGCTGATCTTTCACCTCGGAAATGCCAACATTGTGACAAAGAATTTATACCCAAATTTAACTCAAATCATCAACGACAATTGTTCTGCAAATCTCTCTGCAAAAAGGAATTTCATAAAGAGCAGACGAGAATTAAGACAGAAGAAGAGCGTGCCAATACAATCAAGATGTGCCCCATCTGTGACAAAGAGTTTTCACCCAAGAAAACGATGAAGCAAATCTACTGTACGAGGAAGTGTGCCAACTCAATTCAAAAAAGAGTTTACGGCATGATGAGAAACTGTTACAATCTCACCAATTCCACTAAGGCCGATCATGCACATGAGGTATTAGGTTATTCTCCGAGTGATTTACTGGAGTATCTGGAGAAGTTCCCTCAGTGGAAGAGCTTAAGAAACCAGAAGTGGCATCTCGACCACAAGTTCCCGATCATTGCTTTTGTGCGTAAAGGGATCGCTGATATCTCATTGATCTGTAGATTGGACAACTTGCAGCCATTGGCGGGAAGTGTGAACTGCAAGAAGAGTGACATATACGACGAAGAGTTGTTTGAGGAGTGGCTCAATAGCGAAAACTAATCTGTGATTTTTCACTAGATTGCGATATAATAAGTCTTGATTGGGCAAACCAATCAAGGCTTATTTCGTTTCATGGAGGAATACAGATGAAATTAAGACCCTTCCTCGTTGCTGCCACTGTGTTTTTGACAGGATTCATGTGTTTCACCATCTGGTATAAGATTGTAAATGTTGGCGAGCCTCCGGTGTCAAAGATTGACGAGAAGATACATGTGCAAACCGAACCAATTGAGACACAACCCAAACCAGTCGTTCCCGAATTGGTTCTAAAGCTGAACCAGAAGAACTCTCAAATCCATTCTTTAAGATGCGAAAACATGGATGTCAAGGTTTGGCAAGATGGTATGCGTGTTCATCTTTCAGGCGAAGTGTATTACGAGAAACCCTTAAAGTTTCGGATGTTTATTAGTTCTATTTTTGGAAAAGAACTTGATCTAGGCGCAAATGAAGAGGTGTTTTGGTATTGGTCTCGGCGAAATAAACGAGAGGGGCTGTTCTATGCCAGATATGAGGATTTCTTCAATACTCGTCTGAAAACTCCCTTTGGCCCTGTGTTTTTGCGTGCATCCTTTGGGGTTGACGAGCTTCCCACAGAGAATGCAAAATTTGTAGAGGACGAAAAGGGTGTCTTGGTCGTGGTTCAAAGTAAGAACTCGATGGGAAAATCAGTCAACAAATACACATTCATCAATAAGCAGACCGAACTTATCGAAGGATATCTGATTTCTTATGAGGATGGTAAGAAATCTGCGTCAGCCGAGATTATGGAACATGAGAATGGACTACCCAAGAAAATTCTGTTCACATACTACGAAGAAGACCAGATCATGCAACTTGAGTTAAGCAACATTCAAATGAATGCGTCAATTGACGGGAAGATGTGGCAAATACCTTCAATCCAACCTCAGATCAATATGGGCGAACAAGCTGGTGCGGCAGTTCAATATGATGAATGAATTCCATAGATAAAGGCATGAGATTCAGAGACTTCCTAGAAACACGTCAGGAATTGGCGACTGCTTTCAAAAATAAACTGCATGGAGTGCCACAAGACCCACACCATCATCCAGAAGGTGATGTGTTGATTCACACACGCCTTGTGAGAAAAGCTGTTCCAAAAGCCATCCAAGAGTTGAAAGCCGTACAAGCCGGTGAACTGAGAGATGTATTGGCCAACATAGATTTCTCACTCTCTACTGAAGAAGAGAAGATCATTGCCATGGCTACATGGGTACATGACATTGGCAAACAAACAGCAACAACAATTGGCGGAAATCCATGGCGAGGTGGCGGCGATGGAAAAATACAAGCCATCGGCCATCAGGATCAGAAGCACTACTTGCCTCAGTTGCGGGATTTGGAAGGACTTGCGCCAGATGAAACCAAGCAGCTTTACCATCAGAATGCCGATCTCATCAACTGGTTGATAGAACATCACATGGATTTCGCTTCTGGACAGGGTTTCTCAAAGCGATTTGTGGCCGAAAACTTCGATGGTGGAGTTATCAAGCCCAGTCATCGCATGAAGCTCTTGCTGATTCTCATGTGGTCCGATAAAATGGGCCGCAGACCAGAAGAGACTATCGCCCAATCCGTTCAGAAGAATGCAAGAAACCTTCGTCAATCTTCTGAGACAGGACAGAAGAGGGCTGCGAACATTTCTCGCCAGTCTGTGTCCTTTGAAGGTGGGCCAGAGCAATTTGCCCAGTTGCTTAAGAACCGTAGTATGGCTGCGAATCAGAGATTCAAGGCTTTACAAGGCAAGTTCCCACACTTGTCAGATGATGAAATTAGAGGTCTGACCGAGAGTGCTGAAGTGAATCCAACAATTGTAAAATCCGAAATTCACATTCCAGAGGAATGCAGCATCGTTGCCCGTGCCCTAACTCAAAGCGGGGGAGCGGAGGTCTATGCTGTGGGCGGATCGGTACGAGATCACTTGTTTGGGAAAGAACCCAAGGACTTCGATCTTACCTGCAATCTTTCCGAGCAGGAAATTGTTGATCGCCTGCGCAAAGCTGGATTGAAAGTGGCTGAAAAGGAATCAGATACCTTCGGTGTGGTTTTTGTTCACGTCACAGATGGACAAGAACCCATCGAGGTAGCTCCTTTCCGTACCGATGTTGGCGTAGCTGACGGTCGAAGACCTGATGAAGTTAAGTTTGGTGTTCCTATTGAACAAGATGCGCTCCGTCGTGACTTCACGATGAATAGTCTTTACTACGACTTCGGCTTTGGTCGCTTCGGCGATGGATCGATCATTGATTTCAACCCCGGTGGGCAAGGTGTAAAAGACATCAAAGATGGAGTGGTACGTCCCGTAGGCGATCCCAATGACCGCTTTCGTGAAGACCGCTTTCGCATCTTGCGTTTGATGCGATTTTTCGCACGATACAACGCCGGTGACATCACTCAGTTTCTCGACGAGCAAACCAAACAGGCCATCCAGAAATATGGTGATCTCAGAAGTCCCATGGAAGGACTGGAACCTATCAGTGATGAGCGTATTGAGAGTGAATTTGTTGCTGGTTTGAAGCAATCACAAAACACTTCCGAATTCCTGAAGAACTATGTTCGTCTGGGATTATTGGAGACGGTGTTTCCACGTCTCCATGTGGACATTCAAGGAATTGACCGATTGGACAATAGCAAGAATGTCAATGTGATTTTGGCGTGGTTGCTTCGTCAGAATGGCAACGTTGGCGCTGCATTGAACAAATTGAAATACCCCAACGAAATCAGTGATCCTGTTCAGTTCTTGGTCGAGTCGTTGAAGTTCGGTGCGGACAATGTGTTTGCAATGGTCAAGAGACGTGATCGCAATGCAGAAATGTCTGCTGGTCTCAAACGTGACCTACAGGAATTTGCACGAGTGGCCGGTGATCCAGAATTGACATCCCGCCTCACACACTTGTCACAATACGACATGCCAGTTGTCAGCGGTCAAGAATTGATGGCCAAAGGTCTCAAGGGAAAAGAGATTGGCGACGAACAACGTCGTCAAGCAACCGATCATTACAGCAGTTCATTCACTGACTTTTTGAAAGGTCAAAATGATCCGCTTAGTCCAAATGATCCAAAACAAAAAACCTCCGGTGTTTGACACGGAGGTTTTTCATACGTTGAGTTTTACTTACCCAGTCGCCTCTTGATTGCATCTCTTCTGAGTTTTTCGATTCGACGACGATCTTCGTCGAGTCTTTTGGGCGCTGCTGCGCCCGTTGTCTGTTGAACTCCTAAAGCCCGAAGTTGTGCTGGAGTGGCACCGGCAGCACTCTGTCCCACAATCGATCTTGGGCCAACAGATGGTCTCAATTCCCTTCTACGAGGCATTGAGCTTCTTCTTCCTCCACATCCACACATAAACGGTCCTCCCTTAAACTCTGGACTCTCTTATATATCCTGAATTGATTTGATTTATCCGACACTAATTTATGTGGAAGGAGTATCAAATGACAACAGAATTGATAGAAGAATTGCCCAAAGAGGAAATGACCGTCGAAAGGGCGCAAAAAATCATCGATGATGGCTTGGATGCCGCTTCGGAACGAATTTCTTCCATGCCAATGATTGCAGAAATCATCTGCAAACAAATCTTAAAGTGTGACCCTGAGTGCATTAAAGCATATCAGCTTCTCGGCCTCGCTAAGCACGGAATGGGACGACACGCAGAAGCCGTAGAAATTTTCCAAGTGGTATTGGAATTTGAACCAGACAATGCCGACGCCCACAACAACATTGCGCTTGCTTACGGTTGTCTCGACATCTTTGATAGAGGTATTGAGCATTTGGAGATAAGTAACAAATTGAGACCAAATTGCTATTTGTTCATGAATAATCTGGCTCTTCAATACAGGCAAGTTGGAAGATACAACGACGCTATTGATCTTCTTAAAGCAGCTTGCAAAGTACATTGCGAACCAGAAATGCTTTGCAATCTGGGTGGAATTTTTGCAGAATTGTTGGATTATGAAGGCTCAATGAAGTTTTACAAAACTGCCATTGAACTTGATCCAGATAACTCCACAGCACATGTCGATATGGCCTGCACAAATTTCCTCCTTGGAAACATGAAAGAAGGCTTTGATCTTTACGAATGGAGATTCAAGCATTACAACCAATTGAACTTTTACAAAAAAGCATACGATCAATCCAAACTTTGGAATGGAGAAGATAGTCTTGAAGGCAAGCGAGTTCTGGTTTATGCAGAACAGGGAATGGGCGACTGCATTCAATTCTGTCGATGGCTTCCAGAGCTTAAAGAAAGAGGGGCGTATGTGATGCTCCATTGCTCTGAAATTCTTTCCACCGTCATGAAGAGAATACCCGGAGTGGATGAAATTGTCATTCGTGACATTGTGAATAACAAAGGTGAAGAATTTCCTGAATACGATTACCAATGTTGCACAATGAGCCTTCCGCATCTCCTCAAGTCTTACGAGTTTAATGGCAAGCCTTACATTGAACCTCTGACGGACAAATTCAAGAAGTTCATTAAAGGCGAGAATTCCAGCACATGCAATGTTGGCATTTCATGGGCTGGAAATCCTGCTCACCCAAATGACAGACTACGATCTATACCCCTGAAAGAATTCTGGCCTCTGCATAATACCGAAGGTGTCAAGCTAATGAACCTTCAGGTTGATATGAGAAAGAGAAGTTACAGAACAGCTAATGGAATTATTGATCTAACAGAACAGTGTGAAAACATGAATCTGGTGGACATGACAAGCATGATCCAAACACTTGAGGACACATGCACAATTTTATCTGGTCTCGATTTAGTTGTCACATGTGACACTGCCTTGGCTCACTTAGCTGGAGCAATGGGCGTTCCATGCTGGATAGCATTGCCATACAATCCTGACTGGAGATGGCTCAAAGAGGGCAGCGAGTCGAAGTGGTATGATAGTATCAAACTATTCCGACAGCCCAGTCGTGGGGATTGGACAAGTGTATTTGAAGAAATGCAGGGAGAGCTAGAAGAATATGCTAAGGTTGTATTACAGAATAAGTGACAAGGGTTATCCCAAAGCAAAATTACCGGGATCAGACAAGGAAGTCTGTCTGATGAATTTCTGCAAGGCATTCGCCAATGACATCTTCTCAGAGATGACAAACAACGTTACGCCCATGAGAATCATTGCTGACAATTGTGAACGGAAGACAGTCAAAATGTTGATGTCTACTGGAATACCCACATCTGTTACTTCTCTTGGAAATGCTGGTTCTTTAAGGCAAACTCTCGAAATAGCCCTTGATGAAGGGGATGAAGAAGATGTCGTTTATTTCTGTGAGGATGACTACCTCCATCTTGGCAGTGCGTCATTCATTCTCAAAGAGGGTGTTACAATCTCAGATTATGTAACGCTCTACGATCACCCAGATAAATACACAAGAACCTATGGTGGTGGAGAAATTTCTCGGGTGATGAGAACGAGATCATCTCACTGGAGATTCACACAAAGTACATGTATGACTTTTGGATGCAAAGTTAAAACCTTAAGAGAAGACAAGCTCATCTGGGACAAATGGACTGAAGGAGACCACCCACACGACCATAAAGTTTTCACAGAGCTTGGTGAGAAGGGACGACGTTTGGCAGTATCTATTCCGGGTGCTGCTTGTCACACCGATCTCACATTCTCAGGTGCAGTCAACAATGTGATGATTGACACATGGGCTATTGATCTCATGATCGAGCAACTTGAATACAACCTCGGAGAAAAAGGTGAGATGTATCAATTGTTGGTTGGCAACAAAATCGGTTGGAACAAGCTGGTTGCTTTAGATGCTCTGTTATTTGATAAACGAGAAAGGCGAACTGAGAATTAACTCAGTTCGCCTTTCTCTTCGTCGTGCCCATCAATGTTAATTGGTGGGTGTGGCTGTCGTCTTTTTGGAAGACGTTTTGGTTGCGGTTGCAGCCTTGGTCGTCTTGTTCTTGACGGACTTCTTTGCTGCTTTCCTCTGTGGTTCCGAGAACTCGACATCGAGTTTCAATCTTTGTCCCAATGCTCGTGCCACGCTGCTTAGCGAGCCACGGGTTGGGAAAGATGTGGAACCATCCTTCTTTGCCAGACGAGTAGCGTTCGTGCCGGGAACGGTCACACGACCCTCCCAATTCGCTTCGCCAGTCTTGCTGGTCTTTTGCCTTACTTCAACTGTTAGTTGCTTGCTCATTGTTCAACTCCTTTTGTTAGTGAATCGAGCTTCCTGCATCGATAATCGCAGCGTTCCTTTGTAATCGTTCGGAATTTTTACGTCAACCCCTATTTCAACAAAAGTTTTGGCTGGATGAAAGTTCTGGTCTTCTCAAAGAAGTCCACTTGATCCTTTTGCCAGTGATGACACATGGTCGGTATCAACATCCTCTTATCTTTCGGTCGTTGCCTCTTTTCATAAAAAGCGTCAAGTGCCTTAGTGTATTTGCCCCAATACTCATCTTTAGCATGAGTGGTGAGAAACTTGTCAACTTCGAACACATCGAAGATGGAGTGAATCACAGACTTCACTTCTTTGAATGGCGCTTTTCTATTGTGGTTGCCAATCTTGTTGAAGTCTGCAAACCACAAGAATGTATGTGGATCATAGATGAGAACTGGGCTGGATAAACCAGCATAAGCGTGTTGGTGAACATAGTCTTTGATCTGTGTGAACCACAGTTTTTTGACAGCTTGTTGATCGATATAAAACTTGTAATAGTAGTAACCGATGATCCCACGGAAAGAAAACGTCAAGATATTCTTGCTTGTCTTGTGATGGAAGTTGTTCCTTAAGCAAAAGGGACAGTAGAATTTTCCGCCACCAATTTTAATACAAGAACTGAAGTTACCTGAGTCTATTTGAACGAGTTTCTCACAAAATTGACAATTCTTGAAGAAAGTGTCAGAAAGTTGCTTGCCTTCGCAACTTTGGACTTTTGTGAGTTTCACTTCCTTTACTTGCATTTCCAGCATCCTCTTCATTTATTCTAATAGCATGGGAGAAAAAAATCAATCCATGACCTATATACTTCACAGGTTAGGCATAGCCAAATTGTGAGGGAATATCATGGTTACAGATTTTATCAAGTGGTGCAACGGCAATAGTCTTCCGCTTCCAAGCGTGTCTGAAAACACGAAACGTGCCGGTTTGAGTCAAGAGTATCCTTCGGGATACGTTCGCAGTCAGTATCCTGATGCGTACTTTGCTCCAGTCGTCGCTACATCCTACCTCGATCTTAAGAATGCAAAAAAGGTCAAGGATAGGAAGGATGCAGGCAACACGCCGCTCTAATTCTCCTCCGAGAATACACACAAAAGCCCCCGTCGCCCTTCTTTGGGTTACGGGGGCTTTGCGTTTCGTTCATACATCCAAAGCCCAATCTTTAGATGTGCATTCACTGCATCCATCATTCGGGCCACAAGTGCATTTCTTCATTTGGTGCAAATCGGCAATTGCTGATTCTGCCTCATCATCTGAATATCCAGACAGATCAAGAAAATGAACATCAGCACCTAGATGTTTTCCGATGCGGTTGTCTTTGTCTTTTGTTGACAGGTCTCTGTTGTCATTTTTGAGCATGTCTGGGACACGTTCCCAGTAACCCCAATGGGCATCGTTCTTTGGATGTGGGAAGATGAGGGGTGGAGTGCAGTTTACATACTTGTCAATGATCTCTTCGACAGTCTCTTGGGGAAGCCCTGATGCTTTAACAATTGCGCCTGTACTTCTCCAGTCATATTTGGGATGGCGTGCCAAAGCTTTGAAGAATTTTGATTCAACATCTCCACGCTTTGTTCCATGAGGATACACCTCTGTCCATTTCTTGGGCTTGTTCATTTTTGTCCTCCGAAATTTAATAGCCGGGCCACTATTATACAGAGGTAGTTTAGTTAAGTCAAAGGGAGAAATCCAATGAAATATCGTAAGTTAAACAAATACGAAGCAAAAGAAGAGAAAGGGCGGCACCTCGCAGAAGTGATGGGTGGTAGCGGTCTGTATCTCTACAGAAACAGCACTGACTCAGATATGACTCTTCCACGTCCAACGAAGAGTGGTTTAAGAGCAGTGGGTCCGAAAGGAACGTTTCAAGGTGACAACTATTACATGCAGATGGTGCGAAGCGGTTTGCTCCGTCTTGTAGAAGTATTGCAGACACCTGAACAACAAGCTGCTGTGGCAAGAGCCGAAGCAGCACAACTCAACGAGGGTAACATTATGACTGAAGACAGATTGATTCTCGACCAGCCGGATATGATTACAGAACACGGCAAAGTCGAACATGTTGTCGGCACATCTCCTCAACAGAAATTGAACGAGAAGTGCGGCGAACAGGGCGAAGATGTCCTTCTGAATGAAGGTCCATGCGACGACGGATTCGTCATCATCGATGACAAGTAACAAGTTCGTGGTTTTTTGAGAAATTTCTCACCCAGTCGCTTTACAATCCAAAAATTGCACCGTAAAATACTCCCATGCGTAGAGGTTTCCAAACCATCAAACACATGGGAGTATTTTCGTCATGGCAACTGCCAAGCGACCGAAGCTGCCTTCTCACCAGAAGAACGATGATGGGATGACTGATCCATACATCGTCTTCACGCTTGTTCGTCAGAATTCCCAACGTACCAATGATGAAACTGTTGGCCGTCAGGTCGATGAGATCATGAGTGGTACGTTGGCAGGCGACCGTGCCATGTGGGAAGTCGATGATATCGAGAAGCACGCTCCCACGCAACAAGGCGAATACTGGTACTTCCGGTACGTCGTGACCATCACTCGAAAGAAGGGCCGCAAGCAGAACAATGCTCTCTCCTTGTCGAGTGAGAAGCATCATATCATGGACGTGTTGAAGCAGAAGTGCGGCGTCTCCAAATTCGGCAAGTATCCGTGGGAAGTCACGGATCATGCTGTCTCATGGGAAGAGACACCTAACATCACTGGCGACAGCATCGAAGAATTCTCCATCAACGATGTCGTTGACTTCAACCAAGCTAAGACTTGGGATGACATCGAAATCCCCGAAGTGCTGCTCAAGGGCACAGATTCCGAAATCGAACGCCACCCGGCCTTCAAGGGTATCTTCGGTCGTGCTGCGCATATCCGTGTTATCTTCTCATCAATCAAGACGATGGTAGATACGAAGGGAATGCGCCGCAATCACTGTCTTCTCTGGGGATTGCCTGCATGTGCGAAGTCTCATCTCATGCTTGGCGTACAAGAAGTGCTGGGAAAGGGCGGATACCTCGCCATCAATGGCAACTCCGCTACCAAGGCTGGCATCGAGCGAATCTTCCTTGATCGACTGAAGCAGACAGGGACTCCCCCGGTTGTGTTCATCGAAGAGATCGAGAAGACCCTCGAAGCCATTCTTACTGTCTGGCTTTCCATCCTCGATGATCGGGCTGAAGTCCGCAAGATCACTCACCACGATCAGCACAAAGCTGAGGCTCGTGTGCTGGTGATTGGTACGGCCAATGACAAGGTTCTGTTCGACCGGCTCATGGGTGGTCGTCCCCGTCATCCCGGTGCAATCTCCAGTCGCTTCACCAAGAAACTGTATGTTCCTCGTCCTGACGAGCAGATCATGCGGAAGATTCTGTCTCGGGACATCAAGTTATACGGAGGCGATATGGTGTGGGTTGATTCCTGCATCGATATCATGCGAGAACTGGGCACGAACGACCCTCGTACTGTGCTGTCGCTTCTGGATGGTCAGGATCGTCTCTTGACTGGAGAGTACAAGAAGGATATCCTTGCAATACATCAATTGGAGCAGACAGATCGTGCTGCTGACGAAGAAGAATTTGAAGTCCCTGAATAACACGGAGGAACATCATGTCATACGCAGTCGTTGAAAACGGCGCTTGTCTTCATATCAGTGAAGATGCGGCCTCAGCGGTTAAAACTTTCGAGTCGAAACCCAATTCCAAGTTAGTACGAGTTGCCAACTTGGAAGAACTCCAAGTTGCAGTCGAAGCAAGCAAGAACGTCGAATCGTGCAATGTCGAAGACGATGACATCTCCAATGTTCTTCGTCAACTCCTCGACAAACTGGACGAAAATGGTATCAATGCTGAGAACGCCGAAGAGCTTCGCAAGAAACTCCAGTCCGGTGGGGAACAGCTTGTCGCTGAAGTGAGAAGTCTCGGAATCCGTGGAATGCGTGTTGTTGGGGATGGTCTGGCGGCACTTGGAGACTTTATGCGAATCGCCTCGGAAGAGAACGACGTGCAGGCACAATCAACTGACGAGGGTAGCTGCTGGGTTCCACGTCGCCCGTGTGTGACCGGGGGGCCGGATGACTGCTGTGGTGGTAGCAACTCGTGTGAACACAAACACAAACAAGAATAGGGGCTTTGGCCCTCTAAGTTAATCGTCCTCATGGATTGAGGGTGATACAATTTTTGCAAGGAAGCGAGGACAAGGATGTCCAGTCTAATCGTAGAAGTATGCGCAGTAGAAGAAGTTGCGCCTCATTCAAATGCTGATCGCCTAGAGCGAGTCCGAGTTAAAGGCTGGTGGTGCATTGCGCCAATTGGCCAACTCCATGTTGGGGACAAGTGCGTCTATATCCCACCTGATGCTGTTCTCTCCGAAGAACTGGCAGACAGGTGGGGCATCTCCAAATACTGTGGTGAACTCGCCAAGCTGCCCAATGGCGAACGACCACCGGGCAAACGTGTCCGTGCTTGTCGTTTTCGGGGCGAAAGTTCGTTTGGTACATTGCAACCTCTCGACGACCCAACATGGGAAGTTGGCAGGGATGTCCGAGAACATTTCGGCATCACCAAGTACGAACCACCTATCAAATCCAACGAAGGCGACTCTGCGCCAGAAATTCCTGAATTTCATCGATACACAGGCATTGAGAATCTCGCCAACTTTCCTACCATTTTTTCAGAAGGAGAGGAAGTTGTTGTCACAGAAAAGATTCACGGAACGAACTGCCGCATTGGTCTGGCCTTTATTCCAGATCGAGACGGACATCGTGCATGGGCTTTTGTAGCTGGCTCTCATAGCATTCGTCGTTACGAATACAGTCAATCAGAATCAGGGAAACGACATAGAAGTCGTTACTGGTTTCCATTGCCCGAAGGCGAGGACAAATATGATTCACCACTCGCCAATCTCATCGAAGACGTTTTGTTTAACGAAAAAGCAGAAAGCTCTGTCATTGTCTTCGGCGAAATCTTCGGTGCTGGTGTTCAAGATATGCAGTATGGACAGAAAGGTATGTCCTTCCGTATCTTCGATATTAGTGTCGATGGAAAATACATTGACCCAGATTCACTTCTGAAATACTGTGAGCGGTTTGAGGTCGAAACTGTGCCTGCACTTTACCGTGGTCCTTTCTCATTGGCTAAGATGGACGAACTGGTTGATGGACCTACTACAATCTGCGATCCGAGTGAGATCAAAGAACCGTTCAAAGGAAGAGAAGGAATCGTAATACGTCCAGTCAATGAAAGGTACAACTTTGACTTGGGCGGTGATGGCCGGGTAATCCTCAAATACATCAGTGCGGACTACCATGAGCGCCGTAACAAAAATTGTACCGAAGACCATTAAGGAGAAGAAATGATTTGGGTAATCCTCACGCTATCAGCAATTGTGGCCATAGTTTTGGTCATTGTATTGGGATCAAGAAACACCTGTGAAGAGTGTTGTGACGAAGGAGGTTGCACACCACCCCTAGTGATATTTGATCCAACGCCATCTCCAGAAGTTCCTGATCCAGTGATCGTAGAACTGCCACCAGAACCAGTGGAGCCGGTAGAAGAACCAGAGCCGGTAGAAGAACTACCAGAGCCAGAATCAGTGGAGACAGTAGAAGAACCTCCGTCTCCACCAGAATTGCCAGAGCCAGTTGTTGAAGAAATAACTGATGTTCCGGCAGAAGTTGACGAAGACGCCTTCAAAAACTTTCCAGTTCCCGACCCGGAGCCGGATCGATTTGGTGGCGGTGGTGATTCTTTCGGAGGAGATAGTTCCGACAGTGGTGGGAGCGACTTCGGAAGCGGATTAGATGACTAAGGACACAATGATGAAGAACATGATGTTTGCCATAGTGATGTTGTTCGCTGCAACCCCTGCGTTCGCACAGATCAGCGACACTCAAAAATTGAACGAGCTTGTCTTGATTCGAGAGAATATCGAGATGATGGACACGCTCAACGCCCGAGGGATCACAATTGATCCATCTGAGATCAAAGAACAACTTGTCACGGCAGGTAAGCTACTGGACAAGGATGGACCGATTACCTATGAAGAATTGAAAGCAGCCACGGGGTCTTTGACACCACCGCCAACACCGTGGAAGAAGTTCACAGGCTTCTTCTCTTTCGTCAATATCGTAATGATATTAGCTGCTCTCATGCTCACACTTGCTATTGTGTGGCTATTCGGTTTCTATTTCCTTGGATTGATTCTCGTTGTACCGCCGAAAGTATGGGAGGTCATTTCCTACATCGGATGTTTTGGTCTGATTGCATTTGGGTCAAAAGCTGAACCAGACTTGCAGATGCTATGGGTTCTCCCCGGATGTTTTGGATTGATCGGCGCACTTACGCTCAACAAATTCAATTGGTGGCGTGGAGAAAGAGGCAGATACAGCCGATATAGGTACGAGGAATACTTCACTCACTTTGCAACATTTGTATTGGCTGTCGCTTGGGGAATCACAGCCGTTTACTTTCAAAGTCAAATTGTTGGGTTTATGGCAGTTGGAGCAACTCTTAGTTTCCTTGGGTTCATGTGTGGTGTCATTCCCGGCGTTGTGTACATTGGATTCACAGATGATGCAGTAGTTCTCAGATCAACCTTTGCTGCATTTTGTATGGGGGCAATCTACACAGCCATGCACGCAACCGGAAAATCAAATGCTGTTTTTGAAACATTCAGCGTGGGTCTCTCTTGGTGGGGATTCTTTGTCTTCTATCTTGGAATGCTCATCATGTCGAGCAAATGGTACAGCTATGATGGTCTTGGAAAGTACCTCTTGATGCAGATTCTCACCATCGTTGCTGGTGCAGCCGCATTGTATCTAGGGAATGTCTACCAAATTGGTTTGCTGGCTGGTATTGGCGGAACATTCTTCGGCCTTTACTTAATCGAGAAATGGTATGAAGTTCCATGGAAAGGCGCTGGTTGGGCTTGGTCACTACTGGGCCTGTCCGTGTTCCTCTACTATTTTGTAGGATTCGCCAAGCTGCATCCAGAATACTTTCTGTTTGTGGTAAACTAAACGAACCAAAGGGACACTCCATGTGTCCCTTGTTTTCATGGAGGAATAGGAAATGGATAAAACAGCCCTTGGAGACCGCATGAAGTGGTTCTTCGGAGAAGACCCGGTGTTGAAAGAAGACGACGAGTAACCTAAAATGCCACATCCTTGCGAATGTGGCATTTTTTTTGGAGTCTAGGGATGCGTCAATCAGAAGCACTACAAATTTTGGAACAGAAAATTTCCAAATGCACACTTTGTGCAGACCTGTCTCAATATCGATCTGACAATGAGTACCTGACTGTTCCCGGTGAGGGACGACCCAACGCCCAAGTTATGATCGTTGGAGAAGCTCCCGGTCAAAATGAGGCCAAACAAGGTAGTCCATTTGTAGGGAAAGCTGGCAAGTTGTTAGATGGTATCATTGAGGCATGTGGCTGGACTCGTTCAGAAGTATTTATCGCCAACATTCTGAAATGCCGACCGCCCGGAAATCGTGACCCGCTCCCTGAAGAAGCCACAAATTGCCGTACTTATCTAAACATGCAAATCAAGATCATCAATCCTAAATGGATACTTTGCTTCGGCAAGGTGGCATCGATCAATCTTCTGGGAAGAACCCCAGATACGCCCATGAGAGCCTTGAGAGGTGATGTTTACGAACACGAAGGTCGAAAGGTGATTTGCACTTATCATCCTTCATATCTGCTGAGAAATCCTGCTGCCAAGAAAGATGTGTGGGAGGATTTACAGCCTTGTCTTCGGGATTTGTCCTCCAAGTGACATATTTTTGATCCGATTTGCTTTACAGCCCAAAAGTCGTTCGTAAAATAGTTTCGTCAAGGGAATTTACCCAGAACGTCACAACAACAAGGACCAAATCATGCGAATTGACCTGTTCATCGTTGACGGTCTCAATGATTTTTGTGCCACCGGCAATGAGTCGTGGAATCTTGAGAAGCGTCGTGGTGCATTATTCGTCGATAACGCCGACACAGAGGCTCAACTCTGTGCCGACATGATCGAACGACTTACACCCTCGGACCAACCATCAAAGCTCGCCAAAATTCACAAATTCTGCGACGAGCATCACAAGAACGACATCGCTCATCCGGGTTTCTGGAAAAAACCGGACGGCTCTCATCCCGGCCCATTCACTGGCCCTGTTACGCTCGCCGATGTGGAGAGCCATCGTCTGACTCCTGTTCTCGACGGTTGGCGACCACGAGTTCTGGCCTATATCAAGGCTCTGGATAAGCGAAGCCGCAATCCTCTCATCATCTGGCCGGAACACTGCCTGTTCAAGTCGTGGGGCGCTTGCGTCTACAAGCCCATCGCAGATGCTCTCAATCTGTGGTGTGAACGAACTGGCGGATGGGTCAACTTCATCGACAAAGGCCGTTTCCCGCTGACCGAACACTACGGCGGATTCGAGGCGGATGTGCCGGATGACGACCATCAGGACACCAAGTTCAATACAAAACTTGTGCCAGACTTGGAAGCCGCTGACAAGGTGGCGTGGATTGGTTGGGCTGGTTCGCACTGTCTTAAATGGACGGCAAGCGACGGGATCAACTACTTCACCGATCCCAACGATGGCTCAAATGCGCTCGTGAAGAAGTCCATCTTTTTCGAAGACGGTTCTGCCCCGGTCGTATCTCCTGATCCTCAGCAAACGGCCATGTTCGCCCAGTGGCGTCGGGACTTCCTCGACGAAATGGACAAACGTGGTGCTACGATCACGAAGACGACAGAGTTTCTCAAAGCATAAGAGAAAGGACCGACTCGTGAATCAAATTCACACTGCTCTCTGCAAGGCACACGCCGTTCTCAAGTGGTTTGCTTTTGGAGAGGCTGTCCGGTTGGCAGATCAAGTCTACAACATTTGTATTGCCTACCCGGATAAGAAAGATGACGAGTCGGCCCAAAAACAATTGTTGGAGATTGCTCAGAAAACCCAAAACTTCTTGCAATCTCACAACGGTCCCCCAACTCATGACGAGTCCTACAAGGAACTCTCGGCAGCGCTTCTCAAACACCAGATAGGATGAAACCAATGTCAACCACTTTGAAACCTGATTTCCAATCATTCATGTTGCCCACAGGGGGCAACTTCACCGGACTGAAGATCGGCCATGAAGACATGACCTCTGAGAATACGGTTGCGACCGGATTGCTCGATGAGTCCGGTTCGACCAATTCCTTCGCACGAGACATGGAGTTGGCAGTCGGGGAGATCATCAAATCTCTTCGTGATTCGTCACGAGCAGAACACATCATGTATCGTCATTGTCACTTCGGCACTGGCTTTCGTGAACACCACGGTTATACACCGTTGTCGAAGCTGAATCCCGGCGATTACGACGGTTGTTACCAGCCGGGTGGTGCAACCCATTTGTACGACAGTTGTGTGAATGTCATCGAAGCCACGCAGGTCTACGGTGAAGAGATAACGAATAAGAAGTACCTGTGCAATGGGTTCATCTACATCATCACGGACGGCGCAGACTACGGCTCGACGTTGACCATCCCTGATGTTCGTGATGCTCTTGCCAAAGCCATTGCCAGTGAAGATTTGGAATCGCTGATGACCGTTCTCATCGGCGTCAACGTCGGATCGTACAAGGCCGGACTGGAGAAGTTCAAAAACGATGCCGGTCTCACCCAGTTTATCACTCTGGAAAATACCAGTGCCAAGGCACTGGCGAAATTGTCCGGGTTCATCGTCTCGTCCATGATGGCTCAATCGCAACACCTCGGATTGGGTGGACCTTCACAACCCCTCGACCCGAACACAGGAAAGCCGGTTGCTGCCGGAAGCACAGGGTCGCTGACGTTTTAACCGTTAATCATCAAAGAAATCATCAAAGAGGGAGAAAAGGCTCATTGGTGGGAAGAGAAATGATTTTCATTAACGAACTCGATGTCATGCAAGATGGTTTCCGGTTGGCAAAACCGCAACTGTGCGACATGGTTAATTTTGTTGCACAAGGCGGGAGATTCAATCACGAATCGTTGTTGCAGCACAACCCTCAGAGAACATCTCTGGTGGCTGTGGTCGAGTTCGAAGATGGCCGCAGATTCATCCGAGATGGGTTTCACAGAGCGGCAGTGATCCTTTTTGCCCGAGACGTGCCGTGCATATTTGATGATGAATACGTCATTGAGAATATGACGTATGACATGTATCTCGAACCGAACATTGAAAATCAATGGTACACGCCATTTGATCCACGCATCGAAGTCAGACGGTCTGACTTCTTTAATTTCAAAGATGAAGTTTTATCTCGCATCGATCAAGATGGTGTGATTGATTTCATCAAACAAAACAAGGATCGTTACGCTATACCTCGAAATAGCAGTCACAAACTCGTGACTCATGCCGAGAAACTATGGCCAATTTGGAATCAAGATCATGCCGATCATCAAGTCAATGCTAGACAATGATTTGTATAAATACTCGATGCAAGCGGCGGTGTTGGAATACCGCCAGCATGTACCTGTCAAATATGTCTTCAAGAACCGCCGACCAGAAGGCAAGTTCAATAAGGCATTCATGACTGGACTCAACCAAGAGTTGGAATCCATGTCAGAGGTCGCTGCAAAAGATGAAGAACTGCAATGGTTCCAAGATACTTGTCCATTCATGACGGATCAGTACATGGAGTATCTTAGGAACTACCGATACAACCCAGCAGACATCAGTGCAAAACTCGTGGACGGCGATCTTCAATTAGAAATCAACGGCTCTTGGGATCGCACCATTCTCTGGGAAGTCCCTCTCATGAGCGTGATCTCAGAGTTGTATTTCACTCATTGCGACACCAACTGGGCACATGACGAAATTGCTCAAGCCAATGCTTTGATTGAAAAGGGGAATCGACTCAAAGATTGTAGTCTGGCTGACTTTGGAACTCGCCGTCGTCGCAGCCATAACATGCAAGATTTGGTGGTGAGAACCCTCAAGCAATTCCCTAAATTTGCGGGAACGAGCAATGTACATTTGGCGCACAAATATGGCGTCAAACCAATCGGCACGATGGCCCACGAATGGATCATGGGAATCAGTGCCCTTGAAGGTTTGAGATTCGCCAACCGACAAGCTCTGAACATCTGGAGCAAAGTCTTCCGTGGTCGTCTGGGAGTGGCCCTGACGGATACATTTGGAACAGGTGCGTTCTTTGAAGATTTCGACGACTACCTCGCCCGTCTGTTTGATGGTGTGCGACATGATAGCGGTGATGCCTTGGTGTTTGCACGCAAAGTAATTAGTCATTACAAAAAACTTGGGATCGATCCGAAAACAAAAACCATTGTCTTCAGTGATGGACTTGATGTGGACACGGCCCTACAAATCCAGAAGGAGTTGGATGGTCTGGTTCGGATCAGCTTCGGCATCGGAACGCACTTAACCAATGACTATGCAGGATCGAAGGCTCTAAACATGGTCATCAAACTGTGGTCTTGTAATGGCGTTACTGTGGTCAAGCTGAGCGACGTTGCTGCTAGTAAACAAATCGGTGACAAAGACGCTTTGCGTGTCGCCAACTGGACTTTCTTCAACACTCCATTGGATTCAGTTGTATAAAGTTGGTTTACAAGCCAAAAACGTGTCGTAGAATAGAAGTAGGAGGAAGCAGTGGAAGATCGAATCCAAACATTGGAACGGATTTCAGGGCTTCAGGTCTCACACCGAATGGAGAAGGAACAACATGTCTTTACATTCGGCGTTGGTCCTCGTAACAAACCTGCGGAAAGGAACTTGAATGCCAACCCCAATCGTAAAAGCTGGACTTGGCATTCTTGTCATCAAAGACTCTAAGGTTCTCACTGGCATTCGCAAAGGAAGCCATGGAGAAGGCAGGAGAGCGTTTCCGGGTGGTCATATCGATTCAGAAGACGAATCTCTCGTCCATGCCAGTTGTCGTGAATTGTCAGAAGAGTGTGGTATTCAAGTTCAACACCGATTGATCCGGGGTGGTTGGGACTTGTTTACAACATTCGACATTCTCAGCGAAGACGGACAGAAACGGTATGTGACCATTTACATGGTTGCCGACTATATTTCTGGTGGCGAGTGGATCGACGATCACACTCTGAAAGGACTAGAACCGGATAAGTGCGAGAAGTGGGAGTTTCATTCACTTGAAACTTTGGCCAAGTTAATCAAAGCCGAAGGAGATCAAGTGTGGATTCCCATTGATCGAATCCAACTTCAACAGGAGACCTTGAATGAACGGTAGCATTCCTCCTTTTCTGATGCCTTTCATGCAGCAGGATGACGGACGACGCAGCCCTGCGGACGACGCTTTTGTTCCCCCTCGCATCAACAAGGCCATTGAGTTCCTTGAACTCATGGCTCTGAAGCGTCGGAGACAAGCGGCTGCATCCGATCATCAAATGGAGGTTATCGAACCTGACAATCTCTGTGCTGAGGAAGAAGCAGCACGAGATTCAGCACTCCAATGTCTTGCCAAATACTTTGATGGCAAGCTGGAAAACAACGTCTGGGAAGAGCTTCGCCTACAATCCATCAAGCAGAAGGTGGAACACGAAGGGCAATGCGGACATGGCGTCAGCGGTGGCGTAGGTCGTATGATGAGTTGTCCGGCTTGCCACCAAAGTCCTCAACCCGATCCAAATTGCTCTCTGTGTGAAGGCTGTGGCCACTTGATGGTTCAGCCTGCTACGCCAGAGAATGTTCCACACCCCATTATGACGATCATGGAACAAATCTTCAAAGCTCGTCCTCAACGGGGAGACGAAAAAGATGGAGACGCAGAATGAACGAGTTCGGTTTTGTCCGCATTACCGCTGTATCGCCGGTACTCAAGGTCGGCGATCCCGATTTTAACACCACCAAAACGTTACAAGTTTTGGAACAGGTGCAAGACTCAGACATCGTAGTGTTTCCAGAACTCGGCATCACTGGCTACACCTGCGGTGATCTGTTCCGTCAAGACACCCTCTACTACTCGATCTTCGAGCAGTTGGTCCGGCTCTGCGACTACAGCAAGAACCGACCACACCAGTTGATCTTCGTAGGTGCGCCTTTCCGACTCGACAACAGCCTCTACAACTGTGCCTTCGCCATCAACAATGGTCGTGTAGTTGGGATCGTCCCCAAACAGAACATCCCCAACTACAACGAGTTCTACGAAGGACGGTGGTTCCGCCGAGCAACTGGACAAGAACGCCAGAATGTTGCGTTGCTCTCTGGGCCACTCGCTGCGAGGAACATTGGGTTTGTCAACAGATGCCCGGTCTTATTCTTCGAGGCGTCCTTCAAATGGGTCCAAATATGCAATTCCCATGTGCCTTTCGGAACCAATCTGATCTTCTGGCACAAAGATGTGGGGATCATGGCTGAAATCTGCGAGGACTTGTGGATGCCCATTCCACCAAGTTCCTACGCCGCCCTCGCTGGGGCGCACATTATGGTCAACTTGTCGGCCAGTAATGAAACAGTCGCCAAGTGCGAATACCGACGTGCCCTCGTTGCCCAACAGTCTGGCCGCTGCATGTCGGCCTACATCTATGCTTCGTCTGGGCCGAAAGAATCAACCAGTGATGTTGTCTTTGGTGGGCATTGCCTCATCGCTGAGAACAGTCACATGTTGATTGAATCGGAACGAGTCGGCGATGGCAAGTTGCATACGGGCGGCTCTGTCTTCATCACAGCGGACGTGGACGTTCAGAAGTTGCAAGCCGAACGTCGCTGCACAACCAGCTTTGGCGATGCCTCCAACAACACCAACCAATTCCAGCCTGTTCGGATTGAGTTGCTCGAAGAAGAAACTCCGAAACCGTTGATCCAGAAACGGAATGGGCGTCCGTTCGTTCCTCAAAACGAAACCACGCTTCACAATCGGTGTGCCGAAATCTTCGGGATTCAGGTCGCTGGACTTTCCAAGAGAATTGAACGTCTCGGCGGACAACCTGCGTTGCAAATCGGAATCTCTGGTGGCTTGGACTCCACTCTGGCTGCATTGGTGGCTGCCAAGGCGTGTAAGATAACCGGCTTCAAGTCAAGCATCATCAAGGCAATCACAATGCCGGGGTTTGGGACAACGCCCAAGACCAAGACAAACGCCTTGGCTCTCATGGAACATCTGGGATTCGAGTCGGACACCATCGACATTCGACCGGCGTGTCTCCAGACATTTCGGGACATCAAACACAGCCCTTTCGGAATTGACTTGGGACAAGCTGGAGAAGCCGGATCGCTAGGAGTTGAAGGCTTAACAGGCACGCTTGCTGGACTTAATCCAGAAGTCCTCGCCCAAGGCGATCTCAAGTTCGAGAACATTCAGGCTCGCCAACGGACCTATCTGCTCATGAGCCGGGGGTTCGTGTTGGGGACGGGTGATCTCTCTGAGTTGGCCTTGGGGTGGTGTACCTACAATGGCGATCACATGAGCATGTACAACGTAAACTGCTCGATCCCCAAGACGCTCGTGAAGTTTCTCGTCAATTACGTTGCGATGCACGAGTATGACGATGGGCCGGTGCGACAAACGTTGTTGGACATCGTTGGCACAAAGATTTCCCCAGAACTTTTGCCGCACAATCAGGGCGAAATCGTACAATCCACTGAGGATGTCCTTGGACCATACGAGTTGCACGACTTCTACCTCTTCTACCTCATGAGAAACGGATTCTCGCCGAAGAAAATATGGTATCTCACCAACAATACCATATTCACTCAGAACTACAGCCCAGAACTCAAGCTGAAGACGCTGCGAACGTTCATTGCACGCTTCTTCTCTCAGCAATTCAAACGGAATTGTGTTCCTGATGGTCCAAAAGTTGGTTCTGTCAGTTTGTCACCTCGTGGTGATTGGCGTATGCCATCCGACGCCGACGCAACTCTGTGGCTCAAGGAAGTAGACGATATTGAATGGAGCTTGCGATGAATACAGGATCATACTTCAAGATTGGTAGCACACACGTCGTTTGTGAAGATTATGCAATTCACACAGATGACGCCGTGGTTGTTTCTGATGGCTGTTCAAATGGTGGTGGACCATTGATGACCCTGAAATCGTAGCCGACATGAGGTTGTGTCATGCGTCGAATCAGGTACAATTCGCCCGAGCAGACAAATTGTTTGTTCTGAAGGTAAAATGACCACTTACTGAATGGACTTAGGATGAAAACTCCAGATGGTTGGGGAAGGGCTGGGCCGAAAGGCTCAGCCCTTTTTTGTTGCGCTCTTGCGATATTCAACCTCTTCAGGCGTGCAAATTCTATCGTGAATCTCACACGCCTCATCGTAGTTTTCAATCCATTCATGTAGAGGTTGCTCTCTAAGTTTTCTGGATTTTGGTCGGAGTGAACCCATTCGGAATACCCCTAAGAAATCCAAAATTCGATTGGTTTGATTGTCCCAATCATCAAGGAAATCTTCGTAGAAAACCTCAAGAGTATCTAATCCTTGAGTCTCTCTTTTGATTTTTTCAACATAATTCTGATCCCATGTGTACCATCCTCGAAAATGATCTTCAGTAACATGAATTTTAATGACATCCGCAGGACCATCATTTCGTTCGGTTCCATCTGGAAGTTCAGTGAATCTTTGCCAAAGATCAGTCTTGATAGCCACGGATTGAGACGTGTATTGTTCCATCCTGTTTCTGCGGAAGGGAATAATGATCTTGTAACCTTGTTCTCGGATGTAATCTCGAACATCAGTGAGTTCTCCAAGAGGATCGGGATGCTCATGTGTGCGTGCTTGATAGCCTTGGAGCTTAAACCCGACAGCTAAATGCTCAGGCTTGACATTCTCCGATAAAATCTTTTCAAGATAGCTCTTAGCTGTTGCGTGTTCTGAGTAGCATGTCTTGAACTGATGATATCCGATTTGATCTGGATACTTGTGATATCTTTGGTGAAAAAGTTCAGCTAGACATAGAACTTGGGGATGATGTCCCAGAACTCCCCACAGCATGGTCGAGCCTGTTCTTGGCTGATGACAGATAGCAAATTTAATGATCGACATTTCTTATCCTAACCCACTCGGTGAACGAGGATGACATTTTGCGACGTATTGAATTCAGATAACGTGGCAACGTGTCTTTGAGTTTAGGATGAAGTTTTGTTTGTTTCATCTCGGAGAATGATACCCATTTCCAATCAGTGTGTTCATCACTCAAGTTTTTCACGTCGAACTGGTCCTGAACTCGATAGAGAAATGTCGTGAAGGTCTTGCGACCGTCCTTGCTAACCAGTGTTTCAAATCTTCGACCGGGAATACTTTCGAGACCAGTTTCCTCTTTGGTCTCCCTGATGGCTGTTCCAATTTTTGTTTCACCATCTTTGGCACCACCGCCCGGCAAACACCAAGTTTCTCCATTGTCAGAATCGCCTGATCTTTTCAACAGAAGAACCGATTCGCCATCGGTGAATAGTATTCCAGCAGCCTGCTTGTTATTTACTTTAGTGCCGCCCTTGCCAAATCTGTGAAACATTACTTAGGCCCTCTTTTCAGAGGGACTCGCTTCAAATTTTCGATATGACGATCTGGCTTATCTTTGAGATCGTGCATGATGCTACGAACCTTTTGTGCAATTTCAGAAGCGTTCTCTGAATCTGTAGAAGCCGTGGATTGGACAGAGACAGTCTTGCGGTCTTTGTTGTAGAACCCCTTGGAGATATAGAACTTCTTCTCCTTGGGATTCCAGCTAACCACACATGACCACTCTCCATCATCCCAGTTTCTTGCAGAAACAAGGATGCGAATGGGTTGTTCTTCGAACACATGCTTGACATGCAGATCATATTTCTTGAGCGCAGCCGAGACATAACCGAGGCAAATCTTAGCGTAACTGTCCAGAATCTCATCGATTTTGGTGCGGAAGTTGACTTCCACGCTGTAACGTGAATCTGCTTCGGCGAGTGTGCTTTGGTCTTTCAACCAGCTAATGAAAGTTCTGCTCATGTCTTATATAGCCTTTTTGCTCAACCATTTCTCAAAGGCTTCTTCATCGTATTTAGCATGTTTAACATTGTTTGCAACCTGAGTGACTGGCCTGAGATTATCTAAACGATTGATTAAGGTGATATCATCAATTCCATGATCCACAAATACCTTAATTGGCCAGATATGGTCTATGTGCCAATTGCCATCTTTCACCTTCTCCCAGTTGGGGTGTTGAGTGATATGTTCTTGAAGTTCCTTCGGGCCATAACCAAGCATGTCGCTAGTGCGACCCACCTTATCTTTGCCTACAGCTTTGAGAGAAGAATTGAGAGCCTTGTAACATCGTTTGCGGAAGAGATCATTGAGCCGTTTCTGCTTTCGATCTTCTATCCATCCATGGTTGCCTGATACTGTGTTCTTCTGGCGACCACACTCAAAACAGTATTGGCCTTGGTGATGAAACCCAGCAAAGGTGATCTTTGACTCACTGCCGCATTTGCAAATGTAGCGATGTTTATGATGAATGCCCATGAACTCATCATCAAGAAACTCGCACCCACGATCCTTGAATATCTGCTTCACTTGTTTGAGTGATCGCTTTTTAGACTGGCCGTGCTTAGTGCAATTGCCACATCGTTTTCCCTTGGTGAAATTGTTCCAAGTGGTTGTTCCATAACATCCGCAACTACATTTGTAATCCATTGGCAACATACATCCAACGTATTCATCAAGTAGCTCACATCCTTGTTCCTTGAAGTATTGAGCCGCCTCTTCTGTTGTTCTTTTAAGCTTTCCCATAACAAAGCCTCCTTACACATATAGTAGTAAGGAGGCTTTGTTTTCAATCCAGAGTGATTGAATGTTTTCAATCCAATCTAATCCATGGTGATGGGAGGTATGTCGCCGTACCTTGTCAACAATTCTTCTTGCCACTGTTGTTTAAGTTCCCAACCTTTTGTCTTAAAGTATTCTCCATCCAATTGCATACCACCACCGGGACCGGGAGGAGAAGCATATTTACCTCGGATGTGACCCAGCATAATCATTGCGTGAGCCAGAGCGCCTTCCTGCATAGCTTGCGTCACTTCCTTCCAGTCCTTGCATTTCTGCAAGTAGTGAACAATGACTTTCTGGTGGCCACAAGGCGTTGGATAGAGCTTAATGTACCCGAGATCAGATACCCATTCCCATCCACCGAGGTTTGAGCTAACTCGTGAAAACATCTGCTCGTATTGTTTATAGAGAACCCATTCTCCCATTCTGCCCCAGATGGGCTGGATTGGATCGATCAAACCACCTTGGATCGACGAATATGCACCACCCGGATAAAAGTATTCAAGAGGTATGGCTCCGTCGAGATCGCTCGCCTGAAAAGCAAATGATCCTTGTTCTTTGTAGAACACATTTCTGACCATGCCCACATCATCTGGCATCTTATAGACACTCTTGCCGGGCGTGCTACGGAAAGTGTAATAATCGAAGTATTCTCGACCAGCGTAATCCTCAAAAATCTTGAGCGATTGATCGACAGCCAAATCAAGTTGCTGTTGATCCAATTCGATCTTTACAACAGGTGCGCCCAGCATGAGCAAGACATAATCTCTGATGTCTTCCCGAACCTTCTCTCTGTTCTTTCTTGGTGTGAGTTTTCTATCATGTGGTGCTACTGGAGCATTACATGCAGTGCCTCCGCAGCCAGAAGAGCCGGTTTTTGTGCCAGCAACTCCACAGCTTAAATCTTGATATTGTTGAGCAGATGGCCTGTTAACAGCCAGCGGTCCTTTAGAACATCCCATTATGCAACTCCCGTATAAGTTGTTGATCCTGTGTCTATATACGTTATGGAATCAGAGAAACGGGGTTTTAACGTGAAGACATCTTTCAGAAAGTTCATCGTAAACACCAGTCGGAACAATCCCACATGGTCAGAAATGGCGATGGGAACCCGTCTGGACACAAAATGGGGTGGTTTACCCACGAATCAAGGTTTGTGCAATGTTGTCAGCCTAGCAGCAAATTCGGATTCTGACAGAGCTTTACTTTTCAAATGGCTACTCAATGATGGTTTGTATCAAGCTGTTCAAGCCAGAAACAATCTTACAGAATGGGCCATTGAACAACTGGACTATGAAGTACCAATTCATACTCAAGGACTTCCAGAACCAGCCGTTGGCGGTCTGAGAAAAGCTGTAGGGGAATCTGTGCAATATAAGGAAGCTTTAAGATCAAGCGAAGAACCTGCACCACCTCGAATTCACAAATACGAAGATCAGATTATCAACCCACTCGACCTCTTTTCTCCAACGATGAGAAAAAAGATACCAGAGTTGGGCCAGCACGCTGACGAGATTGATGCCAAATGGAAGACAGACTTTGAAGATAAGTTGGCCATTCCAATCTTCAGAAATGGCAAGGCGAAAGGTTCGATACAGTTAGCCAACTTGAATGCCATCTTAGAATCCAAAGGCTACGAAGGGTTTCATTATGGACCACACATCACAAGCTCTGGAAAGTGGTCTGGCGGTTATCTTCAGAGTGTAGAAAAAGGTGATTGGCTTCAGCCGGGGCAACAGGCACATTGGTCCGATAAAGGTCAACGACATGGACCAGACCTAAGCCAAGCCGAAATGGTAGAGGATGATAAAGGCAGAGCATTCTATGTGTTTGATAATATGGCCACGCCACAGGATGAGTACGCACTTCGACGAAAAGCCGCAGTGATGAAGCAAAGGTTTGTAAACCTTGTCAAAGATGTAGGACAAGGAAAGTCAGACATTTCTGACATGCACCAGCAGATCGCCCAAAGAGTGAAAGCTGGAGACTTTGAAAAAATGCAATGGACTCCGAGCAAGCCTAATCAATATGCCAAGGATAAGTTTGGTGTAGATGCTCGCACTGCGCAATCTGAAGCTGTTTATCCAACAGAGGTCATCAAAGATATAATCCCCTTGGTTCAAGCGGGATTAAAAGGTCCATTCAAAGTTGCCAATCTTGAAGATAAACTAGCTGGGGTTCCACCAGAAATTGTATCAGACATGATTATCAAGCGTGAAGGTGACAACTTCTGGATGAGTGACAAGTTCCAGAAAATGGCTTTTGATTTCATTTTCCAGCATGTTGACATAAATGATCTGGATTCGCAAGAAGAATGGCAGTTGATGCCCAAGAACAAGTGGAAGTCATTCTTGGACAAGTCTGGTACATTCAATAAAGAAAAAAAATGGACATCGCCTTGGACTGATTTGTTCTTCACGTTGTCTTCTACGATTTCCAATGGCACTCAAAGTCACCCAGAGCTAATGACGCCTGCTATCAATTTTTCAATCAGGAAAGGTGTATTGCCAATTGAAGATATCGCCAAGCAAAACGAACTTGAACACAGAGAACTTACACCACAAGGTTTGGCAGGCTTGGTGAATCAAGGATACAGAATCAATGGTCAGTCAATTCCAAACGATATTCAAGAAATTATGTCTATGCTTGACTCCCATGGCCACAGTAAGTTGTTGGCCAAAAAGGGAGATCACGTTGTTGAATTAAGGAAAGAGAAAGATGGGAAATACTATGCAGTCTTCCAATCTTCGGGCGACAATCCATTTGGCGATCTCGGAGAACCAGATGGACACATGGCAGCCGGTCTTCAAATGCCCGTTTCAATGGGCCAAGGAAGAATGGGAATTTTTCCAACCGGAACATCAGAAGAACAAGATGACTTCGAAGAAAAACTCATGCGTGGAGATTTTGGTGAAGGTGATGCTGTAGGAAATGTCACAGAACTCCAATGTGTAAAAACTGCTGTCGGCGCTGCTATCAAACAATACAAGAACAGCGGACATCAAAGAGGAACTGTCTCTGACGCCAAGGGCAATAAATCCAGAGGTGCTGCAAGCGAAGCAGACATTGACGATATCTTTGGTGGGTTCAATGGAATACTGGGCATGGGTGCTGAAGCACTAAAGGCTCTTGGCGGACACTATGCAATGAAGTACGGTTTCATCACAGATGAGCAGTACAAACAAAATACCAAATTCGATGCCGCTGATGAATTGAATAAGATTGATGGTGGCAGGACATTCTCAGCCAACCTCGAAGAAACAATGGACAGAGTTGGTGTTGACATCGATGATGTTGCACCAATTGTTGATAGAGTTTGGAAGACAATCCAAAGAGGAGATGGACCTAAGCCAGAAGACTTTAGAGATTACATTGAGCAATTTGGAAAGAATTTCTGGGCAGCAGTAAAGCACGCATTGAACTCAAATGCCAAAGCCGGTCGAACACGCCTTATTAAGAATTACATCTTCAACAAAATGGAGAAGATGAAGCAATCCCAAGTTAATCAAGGTGGAGTTAATGCTCTAAATGTTGTAGATGATGCCGAAGGACGTGGAGATGCTTTGGGAGGTGGAAAAACCTTCAAGTCTGTCGATCCGTTTGGCGGAAGAGTAATGTTGTTGGATGATGATAACTTCGTATTTCTCAAGAAATTCGGAGCAAAGCTTTATGGCAAAGAACCACTTCCAGAAAGTCTTGATGAACTAAAGGCATTGATTGATGCTGATGCTAATGGAACAGTTTCAGTTAGTTCGGTCATTCAAATGAAACCAGAAGAGTTGAAAAATTACTTGAAAGACAAATCTGATATTGAACATCTTTCAAAACTTTCCGGTATTAAATTCAAGCTGTATCTCTACAAAGGTCTTAGAGAAAAAGATGTTGTGAGTTACATCGATCAAGAGACAACAGAAGAAGCTTACTTGATGAAAGCAACTCGTCCAGATGATCTCGGAAAAGGTCAGGATCAGAGAAAAGTTGATCTGAAAACAGGATTTGCTAAACCGGATGATTTTGGAAAAAGAGTAAAAGACTTCAAAGCCGGAACTGGCGTGGGTGGTCCTGATGTTAAGCCAGCGACCAAGCCAGCAACCGCTGCATCACAGCCACAAGCACCATCAACTTGGGCTGCTCCTAAGATAAAGCCAAGTGCGGAAGTTCCGGCTCAGACGCCGCAGCCTCAGCAGGGCGTTTGGTCTGCTCCTAAGATAAAGAAGTTTGGAGAGGCTACTCTTCCAAGTTACAAAATTTGGAAAGAGACATCAGTGGTTTATGATCCAAAGATGAAGAACCCAAAGAAGGGTTCAGGATTCAATTGGTGGGGAACTCCCGGCAATGCAGGAGGCACTGAAATTGGCGGCGAAGTCGAAACCATGAAGAATGATCCAGATGGAACGAAAGGAGTCAAGAGTGGCAAACGTAAAAGAGGCTAAAGAGAAGCTTGTTCAATACATGAACAATCCAAAGGCATTCACTTTGAAAAGGTGGTTCCTTGAGTTGCTCAAAGAGAGATATGCAAAACACGATCCGATTGTTGAGCGAGTCGCATTGTCTTTGTCCACAGATGCCGACCTTAAAGATTTTGGAGCTTTAGTTGCAGAAATCTTTGAGGCCGGTTATTTCAAAGCTGTGAATGATTACAAAGAACAAGCAGAAAAAGCTGGGATGCAAGTCAAAATAGTTTCGCCCAAATCTTAACTAAAATCAGGGTTGACATCAGACGGGAGTGCTTTCACTAGGAAGCCTCCCGTTTTTGGTTCAATCTCTTCAACTCGCCACCATCGACTCTCTTTTCTGCGTGGCATGATAACAGAACCTTTGGTCATTGTTTTCACACACCAGAAGACAATCTCTAGGTCGTTTTCATCGACAACGACAGCATCAAAAACAAACTTGTCTCCGTATCTGTTCATCTTATATTCTGTTCCATACAGATCATCCTTCATTGTAATCTGTACGACTGGGGCACAATGAAACTCCATGCCTCGCTCACTAAAAATACGAGCCACTTGAGAACTGACATTGAACTCTTTGACTTCTTCCTTTGGTAGCAACATTGGTGCGCTTGTCTCAAATTCATCAATCACTGGTGACTCTTCTTCAACAACAGCGATTTCAGTCAATGGCTTGGAAGACTTGAGTTCATTCACGAACTCAAAAGGTGGAATCCATTCAGCATTGGGACGAAGATCAAGTTCTTCAGCGATATCAATTTGTGGATGCTCTTTCTTAAACTTCTCTTCGGGAGAAACTGGGTCTTTAGCAATCTCAGAATCCCATGAGAAATTATGCAGGACCAGTTTGGATTTATCCCAATCCAGAGCTTGGTCGTTCATCAAAGGATTTGGTCCTCTGAGCTTGTAGACCTTTCCTTGTTTATCACGAATTGGCATGTTTGTATCCTAACTTCACATCTGCTTCACCGCCAATTACAAAACTTGTAATGTTTCGGTGAATGCTATTGTTGACAATTTTGCTGATGAGTGACTGACTCACTTGGTATTTATCCGCCAGTTCAGTTTGCGTGTATTCTTTCGTTTGATACAAGGTGCGTATCTCGCCCACTTGTAGGCTTTCCAATCTATCCAAACCGAAGTTTGTGAGTCCATTAGCTTTCAAAACTCGATTGAGAGTTCTTCTACTAATATGGAACTGTTCGCAGACTTCTTGTCGTGATTTCTCAGAAACTAATAGCTTGAGGTCGTTTATGTTCAAATCTCTTATTTTGGCCATTTGTAATACACCTGAAATTATTCAAATGAGACACCATATATAAGAGTCCAAGGATTCAATTCCCGAAAGAGGTAAAATATGGCACTTGTATGTCCCGATGTTAAAGGTGAGATTCTTCTCCTGCAATACATTGTTGGTATGGTAAATGCTGACAATCCCGTTCTCCATTTGTATGGTAACGACATAACTCCATCTGATTCTACAGTCATTGGCGATTTGACCGAGGTTGCTGGTGCAACTGGGTATGCGTCAGTTACTCTGCTGTCAGCAAACTGGACAACTACTCAATCTGCTGGTGTGACCACGGCTGTTTACTCTGAGCAGACATTCACATTCACGACAGATGCGACTTCTTATGGATACTACGTTACAGACGAGAGTAACAACTTGCTGTGGCTTGAGAGATTCAGCGGCGCACCGTTTGATATACCTGATGGTGGAGGTACGATCAGTATTACGGCTAAGCTGACGCTTAGCTAAGCTTATACTGAAATTATGCAAGCGCAACAAAAAAGCCCAGTCATTTCTGACTGGGCTTTTTTTTGTTGTTACTTAGGAAGAACGCTACCAACGTTTCCCATGGCAGTCCACTGAGCAGTAAGCTCAGGTACGGTCTTCTTTCTCCAATCACCGTTGCGATATTTGTCAACAATCCAGTCGATGGATGGTGATATCAAGTCGTTGATGACGTAGTTCTTGATTGCGCCCGCAAATGGCTTGAGATAAATTGGCAAAGCCTCTGCGATGACATAATCATAAAGACGTGATACAGCATCCAGAACTGTAGCCTTCTTATCTGGGCCATTGTCAAGAGCTTCATCGACGTATGCAATCAGATCATCGAGACCTGCAAGCAAAAACGTTGTGACTCTTGTTAGGCTAATCTTCTTCCAAAATTTCCACCAAGGAGACGTTTCCTTGGAGGCGTCCCATGAAGCAGACATGGCGCTGACGAAATTATCAATGTTCTCATCAACGAAAGCTGTTCCGATTGGGTTTGATTCATCTTTAATGATGGTTTCCATCGTTGCTCCTTTAAGATTGTGTGTGTGATTCAATCCATTCGTTGAACACTGTGTCAACATGCTTTGTTAGGTACTCATCAATAGCACCAGCGTTGAAGACCTTAATCTTCTCGACAAGTTCCTTTATTTCTTCAACCGTGAATGTTTTTTCTTTTTTGCCGAACCACGGCCATCCGAGCAAATCACGTTTTTCATCAGACATGATAACCTCCTTGAAGTTTGTCTATACCATATTTATGCAGCGAGCCTCAATTCGGTCTGACAAAAGGATATATAAGATGCCATGGGAATTAAGAACCAAGACGGAACACCGTACAATGTAACAGGATCATTGCAACAATTTGATCCAGAGAATCCCGAGATTGACTTGTTCAATGTCTGGGATCAGGAAGCCATTGAAATTGGTGGTACGCCGATCTTGTACTACGAGGTCTTCATCAACATTAGCAGCATTGATGAATTGTACATGGAGTCCCGAGGAAAGATTTGGTCACAGTGTCCAATCTGTCTTTATGGCTACTACGATCCAATCCCATCTCAGAATTCTATGGGTGCATTTGGCATTGATTCACCCGATGAGATGATGTTCGAGTTCAACTACAGAAGTGTTCTCAAAACAATGTGTCACGCTCCAAAAATTGGATCGAGACTCTACACGCCACACAAAAGAGAACACTGGGTTGTGATTCAGAGGAACGTTGAAGAATTCAAATTGTGGGGCGAGCTTCGTCTACAGGTAATGTGCAAGAGATTCCAAGAGTCTCTCACAACTGGGGAAGGCAGAGTCACACAAAGAGAGCCTGATTTCAAAGTCAACAGTCTTAAAGATGTTGGTCGGAGTCAGAAAAATTGCTGAATTTAATTCTGCGTGGCGGATGAACATTGCTGAAAAAGACCAATGGTGGTTTGACTGGCTTCAATTTGGATGAGAATTTTACTTTCTTAATCAGCGTCTTTTCATTTTTGATTAGTCGATATGGTTTCATAGATACACCTAGGAGAACAAATGCCAATTCCAGACTTGAACCCTTGTAATGATCCGGGGAACGTCCTTGATCTTAATGTAGATACACCGCCACCATTTTGTCGTGAGCGGAAAGTCGATTGCAATGGAAGTCCAATTCTTCAAGGACAGAAGGATGTCACATCAGAGCGTGATCTTGATTGGCTCGTAGAAGAAACATCTCGCACAAAGATGGGTTCGGGAGCATCTGCCTTGTGTGATCCAATGCAAACGGGTCACATTATCAATGAGCAGGGAATGTCTGAACCAAACAGAAATGTTCTGTATCGTTATGCGAAATCATTAAGAGGAACTGACGAAGCTATGGTTGACCTGTTTAGGGACATCATAGTAATCGACGAAGACGGTAAAGCCCTACCAGTTCCTATTATCTGGGCCACGCAAGAAAAGGCGGTGGCCGCAATCATCCAATCGAACGTTCGAAAGGATGAAAGTCTAGTCGTTGATAGGGTCCGTCTGCCAATGCTGGCAATTCATTCTTCTGGTTACAACTTTAATCAAGATCGATATGTCTATCACAAGGCCATTGATTATTTGAGAAAAGAAAGACTTGGATGGGCACCGGGCTTCACAAGAAAAGAGAGATATGAAAGAGATACTGTGTTTGGAGTGGCGAAGGGACTTCCACTTGATATTAGCTACACACTTTACGGCTGGACGCTGTATAGCGAAGACATGAACCAGATTCTTACACAAATCATCACAAAATTTAGCCCTATAGCATACATACGAGTAAGAGGAATCTCATGGGAAATCGGTGTCAAGCTCGATTCAATCGCTAATAACGTTGATATTGAGCCGGGCGACCAAAACGAACGAGTTCTCAAATTTGAATTCGGATTCACCGCCGAATCCTTCGTGGCACAGCCAATCGTAAGGAAGAAAGCGGTACTGAAGACAAAGATTGACGTTGTGGACGCAATCGAAGACAAGGACATCACAGAGGTTCTATCAAAACTAGAAAGCGCAGTGAAGGAGTTAGAAGAATGATTGAGATTAAGAACAAGAGCAGGAGTCCAGTTCAACTCGTTGTTCGTTCAAGGAAGGCACCAAGGTCGTTCACGACGTTAATTGTCCCCGGCATCGGCAAGGGCAACAACATCAGGCTAATCGAGGATGAGCTAGTAACGGAATATATTCCACGAGTGGAAAAAATGGGCCTGATTGAGACTAGATATGTACCCAACAGTGAAGTTGTTAAGGGAGAATAGACATGGCTATTTTAAGAGGTTTTCCGCCTTCAAACACGATCTCGCCTTCGGTGCGAATTACCGAAAAAGATTTGAGCTTCATCGCTCCTCAGCAGTCATTTCATCGTGCTGGTCTGATTGGGTTCGCCTCTAAAGGTCCAATCAACGTTCCAACACTTGTAAGCACGCAACGTCAGCTAACTACTACGTTTGGCTATCCGCACCCAGAGTCCGGTGATCCTTACTTGGTTTATGCGGCTGAACAATACCTGCTGATTGCGAATGAGTTGTACATCGTCCGAGTGGCCGATGAAGATGAAGTTAGTGATGAAAAGGCAAACACGGCATCGATTGACATTCCATCTGCTGGAGGTCAAATCGAGATCAAAACAGACGAAGTGGGCGATTACACGTTCACAGTAGATTCCTTCTTCCGCTGGAGACTGAATGGAGTTCTGGCATCTAAGACCTTGGTGGTCTTGGCCGGTACTTACACAGCCGCTCAGTTGGCAGAAGACTTGAATCTTCAACTTGTTCCAGATATTGACGGCATCGAGTTTTACTCGTTTGACACCGATACAAAAATTGGAGTGAGAACAACATTCTCGTTCGGCCCAGATGCCGAATTGGAAATGGTCTCTGTCCAAGACGCCATTTATGGTGGTGCGGTTGTTGACGGCAATGTTACTGGTCTTGGCCAAGGTATGACACAAGCTTCCATCACTGGTAGCAAGAGCCAATACCCAGAAGCCTACCAGACGGCTGGAGAATATGATTTCACAGGTCTAACAGACCTCAACATTCACATCGTTATCGACGGTACTGATAACGTCAACATCGACAACGTTGTTCAGATCATTGATCTTGGAGACCTTGAAGGTGCAGAATGGACAATCTCTGAAATTGTCACAGAAATCGAAAGTCAGAAAATTGAAAACGGCGGCACGCTGCCGGGTGGATGGACAGCTTCAGCTACAGGCGACAACCTGACATTCACAACAGACCATCATGGTCGAGATGCACGACTTCTTATCAAACCCGACAGCACTGCTGAAGGACTCTTTGGTTTGGAGAACGTAACCGTTGAGGGTGCAAGCCCAATCGGTACATCTGGTGACGCTGCGATCTATACTTATGGTCGTGTGAATGGTGATGCAAACTCCACTGGAGCCATCTCTCTCACAGTACAAGCTGATTCTCAGGGTATTGACGGCAACTCGACTCAGATCGTTATTGAAAACAACATTCGTGAAGGTAACTTCGTGATGCAAGTCTACAACCAAGGTGTACAGGTTGAGTCTTGGGGTGCCCTCATTAAAGATGAGAACTCTCGGTTCTATGTTGAAACGTTCCTCTCACTGGTTTCCAGTTGGGTACGAGCAATTGACAATACAGCAAACCCAGCGCCACCTCTTGATGGTACTTATACCCTAACTGGCGGTTCAGACGGTATTCCATCTGATCCAGACGAGCAGGACGAGCTTATCATCGGAAATCGAATTGGTTTCACAGGCATGTATGCTCTTTCAGAGCCAGAGCAGATCGACATTGACTTGATCGCTGCTCCGGGCCACTCAAGCACGGCAATTGTGACGGCTCTTCTGGACTTGTGCCAGAACGTCAGAATGGACTGCTTGGCCATCATTGACCCACCATTCGGTTTGACAGTCAATGAGATTGTCGCATGGCAAAACGGTACTCACCCATTGAATACAACCAGATTTGACTCCGACTTCGGAGCGCTCTACTGGCCATGGGTGAAGATCAGAGACAACTTCAACAGAGTTGATATTTGGGCACCACCTTCGGGATCGGTTATGGCCACTATCGCTCGAAGCGATCAGTTGTCTGCTCCTTGGTTCGCACCTGCTGGTGTTAACCGTGGTACTGTTCCCAACATTACAGACGTGTTCTCTCGCCCAACGCTGGACGAAAGAGACTTGATGTACGGCTACCGAAATGCCGTGAACCCAATCGTTCAGTTCGTGGACTTTGAAGGCTTCGTAATCTGGGGTCAAAAGACACTTCAGAGACGCCCAACTGCTCTCGACCGTGTAAACGTCAGAAGACTGATGTTCTACATCGAGAAGAGAATCAGACGTGCATCTCGCCAGTTGCTCTTCGATCCTCATGACGACATTCTGCGACAGAAGTTCACCAGAATTTCGACAGCTATTCTTCAAGAAGTTCAGGTCGGACGTGGTGTCAATGACTTCCGAGTCAAGTGTGACGAAGAGTTGAACACACCAGACGTTATCGACAGAAACGAAATGCGTGCCCGAATCGGCGTTCAGCCTATCCGAGCCGCAGAGTTCATCTTCATCGAGTTCTCGATCCACAGAACCGGATCGTTCGGTGAGAATGCAGACACGTTCTAAACAAATGGATTTAACCCCGGCCACCTGAATTGGTGGCCGGGGTGATTTAGGAAGAGGTAAAGAATGGTAGCAATGGGTATTGGTCGTCTTGGCGCACCAAACGTAATCATTAAGCGAAAGTTCAGATTCACACTACAGTTTTCAACTCCGTGTGGATTCGTTCCAGAGCATTATGTGAAGTTGGCAGCAAGACCCCAATTAGACATAGAAGAAACAGAACTGAACTTCTTGAATGCTGTCACTTGGATTCCCGGCAAAGGCAAGTGGCAACCTTTGAGTGTCACTTATGTTGATGTCGCCACGGCTGAAATGCAAGGACTGTATAACTGGGTCGCCACTGTGTATGAGTTCGGCGGTCCACAGGCTCCGATCACTTTGAAACAAAGTGAAAAAGCAGGGTGGAATGGCACTGGCCTTCTCACCATGTACGATGGTTGCGGATCACCATTAGAGTATTGGCTTCTTAATTCATGCTGGCCTCAGTCGATCAATTTTGGCGACTTGGATTATGCTGATTCGGAAACAGCCACAATTGAACTAACAGTCAGATTTTCTGATGTCCAGTTCTTCGGACAGTGCGGTGTAACAACACCAGTTAGCTGTTGCCGAGGATGTTAAACTAAAGAGGAACAAAAATGGCAGACAAGAGAAACATGGGTATCGGCGTTATCGGCCAGCCAGATATGGTGTTCAAGCGCAAATTTCGCTACACCTTTGAAATCTTCGGCTTCTGTGATAACGAGAAGAATGTTGTTCCTGAGCATTTCGTCAAGACAGCTTCTCGACCAAATCTATCCATTGAAGAAACAGAAATCAATCACCTGAATGCTAAGACGTGGATTCCCGGCAAAGCATCTTGGGAAACAATTACAGTCACTTATGTTGACGTAGCTCACGAAGAGATGAAATCTTTGTGGAACTGGCTTGCCACAGTCTACAACTTCACTGATCCAATTCGTCTGACGATGGGCAATAAACGTGAATGGGATGCCACAGGCGTTCTTAACATGTATGACGGATGTGGTATTTTACTAGAAACATGGCAGTTGCAGCACATGTTCCCAACTGCAATTAACTTCGGCGAGCTTGATTATTCGTCTTCTGAGGAAGCGACAATCGAATTGACTCTGAGATTCTCAGATGTCAAGTACAGATCGTTCTGCCCAGCATTCGATCCATTCGCTTGCTGTGATGGATGTGGAACAACAACCAAGAAGCCACAATACGCAGAATTCATCTAAGATAAAGATAGGAGTTAGGAATGGCTGAGAAAATCCCAATGGGAATTGGACATCTAGGTTTCAGAAACCTAGTATTCAAACGTAAGTTTCGATTTACGTTTGTGCTGGAAGAAATCTGTGGTAGCCAAAGAATTCCCGAACATTTTGTAAAGGTCGCTTCGAGACCGAATCTGTCAATCGAAGAGACTGAAATTAACTTCCTGAACGCCAAAACTTGGATTCCCGGTAAGGCGTCTTGGGAAACGATGACTGTCACTTATATCGACGTAGCCTCCGCTGAGATGGCACCGTTGTTTAACTGGCTGGCATCTGTGTACAACTTCACTGACCCAATCAATTTGGAGCAGGGTTCACAACGTGCAGACTATACTGCTACAGGCATCCTTAAACTATGGGATGGTTGTGGTCAGTTATTGGAAATGTGGACAATTAAGGATGTTTGGCCAACCGCCATTAACTTTGGAGATTTGGACTATTCCAACTCTGAAGAGGCAACAATCGAATTGACTCTGAGATACTCAGACGTTATGTACGAAAACATCTGCCCCGGTTTCGCAATTAGCCCATGTTGCTCGCCATGTGGTGGTTCACCAAACCAACCACCTGAAGAAGACCCAGAAGTCATCACGAACCACTCACCTGCTAATTTGCTTGGTTTGTAATCTTATTCAATCATGACTAAATTAAAGGGGCCACAGTAAATACTGTGGCCCCTTTTTATTGAGGAGATAAACATGGGAAGACCAATGGGTTTGGACTTTGGCTTGAACGGCGATGGCAAGTTCTGCAAAAGGAAATTCCGTTATCTATTCAGAATTGATGGTGTGGTTGCAGACAGCCAGAAATCAATGAAGACGCTGCCGCCACTACAAAGCGCACGGCCAAACTTGAATTTCAAAGAAATGACAGCGAATCATCTAATCGAAGATGTGTTCTATCCATCCAAGCCAGACTGGAAGCCGATCAATTTAGTTCTCTATGATCTTAAAATTGATCCACACCCAGTCTGGGAGTGGATCAAAAAATTCTACGATCCACGCCCAGAGAAAGGAATTCTACTTGCCCCTAATGAAAATCCCGGTCCAACTGAAGGCTTCATTAGAAACGCCATCCTTGATCTGTATGATGGATGTGGAGAACTTGTAGAACAATGGGTCTACGAAGATGCTTGGCCGCAAGCTGTCAACTTCCAGACTTTGGACATGGGAAGCTCCGAGATTGTAACACTAGACTTGACTATCAGGTATGTGCGAGCGTATGTGCAAGAAGCACCGCCGCCACAACTTCAACAACCTTCAGTCGGAAGTGTTTAATCTTCGTCTTCGGATTCTTCGTCTTCTTCAACATCATCGAAGTCACGTTTAAGCAACTCACGCATCTCAGTGAGAGCGTCTTCGAGTTGCTTATTCTTCCAATCCATCTTGCGGCAAGTGCTGCTTTTGTTGAGACGACCCTTCTTGGTATAGCATTCAGCCTCATTGTCCATGAGACAATCTACCAATTCGGTGTATCCGTTTTCTTTGAGCTTCTTGATAATTTCCTGCATCTCGATACCGGATGCAGGGTTAACAGACATAGATTCGTTATTCATATACAACCTATCTTAACTGAGAGTTAGAATTGATGCAAGTCAGTTTATTATGCCTCGGGACATACCAACACCGCTCATTGAGATTTCTTTTCCATTCTTATAGAACACATGATCGAAACGATCCTGCAACCAAGTGTGATATCTCTTCTTTAATTCATTGTAGTTTCTAGCACTACGATATAGCTGGCGAAAATGGTTCAAAATACATGTTGTCATGTAATTGAAAGCTTTGGCTTTTTGCCCGCTTTTTCCTCGATAGTTTGGATTAAACCTATCGACTTTCTCAAAGCAAATAAGAACACCTTCTTGAATAGCGTCATCTACGTCAATTCCACTGAATTTGGCGTAATTTGCGATGTTCTCTGATAGAATGTAGAAAGCAACCGCTAATCTATCCTGACAAGCCTTGAAGCACATGCTCGCTTCTTTGTGTTGGCTTAAGATTGCTTCCAGTTGCTCTTTCTTGATGTGATCTTTGTATTTAACGAAACGTCTGTTGTGAGTTTCTTCAAGATCGGCAATTATGAGTTCGAGTTTCGCTTTCTGTCTCTTGTAGAATTGAAAAGCTTGGATAATAGACTCGAAATCCTTGTTATTAAGGTACTCGTTAGCCATGGTCCTCCGGTTCGGATGCTATAAGGGGTATGTAACTATGCAAGCACGGCTAACATTTTGAAAAGAAAATCCTTCTTCCTTGACTTACTTAACGTAGTATGAATCCAACTAACTTATACGCAGAGTTACAATCAAATCCCAGAAGCCGAGCGGCCTACCGGAAACTTGCTGCCTATTACAAAAATTGTAACCAAGACAATATCGCTGAGGCATACCTCTATCTTCTGGAGAAAAAGTTCAATGTATCTGACGACTCAAATCTTGACGAAGAACAACGAGAAGACATTACCAGCGACAATTGAGTCTATTTCTCCATTAGTCAATCAAATAGTGGTTGGAGATTTGGGCAGCACAGATCAAACCAAAAACATCTGTAAGCAACTCGGTGTGATCTGGGAGAACTGTCAAGGAATGAACAGATCAAGAGCAAGAAACTTTCTGTTTGATGCTCACAAAAGCAATTTCCACTTCGCAATTGAACCATGGGAAGTTTTAACATCTGGTCATGATCGACTCAGAAAACTCAAGTGCAACACCATGGTCAACATATTCAGCAACGGGTCGCTGAGCAAAGACGTGAGAATCTGGAACACAGGAAGATTTCACAATCCGATCTTTGAAAGACTTGATGAAGATGGACTGGACTCCAATTTGGTTCTCTATTCGGCTGGTGGAGTTCAATTTGAGGACGCTGTGAAGCTGCTGGAGACGTGGAAGGGTGATAACCCGACATCCGCCCGACCATACTACTACCATGCGTGTATGCTGCTCTCAGAGAGCCGATACGAGGAGTTCTTGAAAATGGCTGACCACTATCTATTCATTGAAAAAGAGAGAAACAGCATGTCGGCCACGATGACCAGATACTATTACGCTCTAGTACAAATTTTGCACCACAGAAAGGCCCGACCTGCACTCCAGAACTTAAACCTGTGTTTGTGCGTGAATCCTTTAATGGCTGAGTTCTGGTGCTTGACAGGGGATGTCTATTACCACATCGTCAAGGACCACGAAAAAGCAAAAGAGTTCTATGAAAATGCGATCATTCTCGGGTCTCGCAGACTTACAAATAGCCCTTGGCCTATGGAGGTTGCCAAATATAGCGAGTATCCTCAAAGAATGATCGCAAGTTGTGATAAGATCATTGAATCAAGATTCACTTACGGCAGTGTGCCGAAGAAATGAATCAATGTTCTTTGTCCTTTTTATGTCGTTTCAAGTATGAAACAGACTCATTGTTCTCGTATTTCTTAATGAACTGGCAGTTCATACAAAGCACTTGGAACCCTTCAGGAAGTCCGTTACGTTTTAGCCAGTAACTCAATACAATTCTTCAATATGATTGACAACTACTGTTACCTGATCTTCAAACCGAGCAATGTCCAACTGCTTACGACCAGTTCCCAACTTACGCAACTCATCAGACAGTTCGTAAATCGAACAGTTGATGATCTGCCAGTTATTCTTGGAAAGCAGTGATGTTTCTTTCTCGACCTCATCTTCCGTAGGCGCTTCTTTCGTTGGAAAGTAATTCGCCAGTTCCTTGCCAGCCTTCAACATGACGTTCCTGTAGACCGTATGGTTGCATTTACAACCCGGATTCTTCATGAACTTTTGAATGTCATCTTGAAGTTCTTCTGGCAAGTTGTCTCGAAAGCGTTGGTCTAATAAAGCTTGCTTAACATCGTGGACGGTCACTCGTTTTCTCATTGAAATTCCTTTTCCAGTAGGCTTCCATATTAGAGCGTTCGATCTCCACTTCTCTCTTGAGTAGCTTCAAATCTTCCATCTCTTCTTTATCCAGCAAGCCAGAATTGTTCAACATGTCAAGTTGATTGACCATCTCACATTTCCAGATATCCAGATTAGGCACATCATCCATATTGCCATAACTTAGGAATCCATCGGGGTTGACATCTTTGATTTCCAACACTGGAAGAGGTTTGGCCTCGACAGGCTTGGGAGCCGGTTCTGTTTTAGAAAACCCAACTAGGTTCATCAAAACATCCATAACATCAAGAAAGTTGATGTCATGTTCCTTGATGAATTTACCGAGTCTTTCTTTTTTTGATTTCGAGCTTCGGATTGAAGGCGGGTTTTTCTGGGAGTAATCCATCTCGGATTCTCTGTTCTCGTTCTCGTTCATAATTATCCTTTTCTGCTTGGTCTTCACGCTCTTTAATTGTCTTAGCGTACACCTCTGGCAACACCTTCGATATAACGCCACGCCCACAATGTGGGCATTTGAACGCCTTGTTACGAGGTGTTGATTTTCTCTCTGTTACCTTTTTTGTGGCCGAGTCTAATCGAGGCGCACCACCGGGAACATCTGCAAGAGGAAGCTCTGTCAAGTCAGCATCAATACCCTCGGTGATGATTTTCTTAAAGCTGCAAGGCTCGCAGAAAATCATCCACCGTTTATGTCTGATCTGTGTGTTCTTCTTCTCGTTCTCCAACTGGCTCTCCTGTATCGATAATAAACTCGATCTTACTATTTGCCCACTCAAACAACAAATTATTCCAAGTGGCCAATAAACCCCCAGCGAAGCCGCAGGCCAGAATAATTGACCAATGAGATGAAATAATAAGCCATCCACAAAGGAATCCCGCCCATGTTCCAGTGCATTCGTAGCAATTAAAAAGAGACTCGGACCATTTCCAATAGTGCATCCATTGACGGATGCTACGACCACCTATCTTGATAGAATCAAAAATTGTACCATGTACCAAGATGTTGGTCAGGCCAATAGTTGACAGCACAAACAAAATGAATGTTATCATTATTTCTCATCCTCATCGTTGTTCTTGTATTTCTTTTCCATGATCTGACGGATCATTAGTTTGTTCTCTTCGTTCTCTCTGATGTCCATATTGCTAGGAACAAATCTTGGGAAAGGATGATCGAAGTCAACCTTCTCGACTCGACAAGCTTCCTTTGTTGTAGGAACAACTGAAACTAGATAATTGGATTCCTCTTGTATGTCCTTGATGAACTCTGAGTTCAAGTCTTTGAACATTTCAATCTGTTCTTTGAAAGTCACGCCTTCAATATCAGGGTTGTAGTTCAAGAAGAACACAACCACACCCTTCAAATTCTTATTCTCGCTCACTGTTACCTCCAAAATGATATGTAGAGCATCTTTTCATCACGCCATGTGCTGTAATAGAAATCGCCTTCGATCTCACAGAGTTTCTCGCAAATCCCAACTGAATCCTCCAAAGGAACTTCGATGTTCATGGACACACCATAATTGAGTCTTTCTATTACAACTCTTTCACCGAAATACTCTTCTAGTATTGCAATGTGTTCATCATGCAGGTTGTTCAGGAAGTCCAACATGGCCGACTTGCCAATTTGTCTTAGAAATGGCATCTGCTTACCCAGCCGCCATTGTTCAAAATAACTGAACATGTGCGGTGGGAGAAGTTTTTGCAACTCCCTATCATGAAAAACCAATTTTTCGACGTTCGAGAAATTCAATATGACCATACTCTTATACCAACGTAATGGGTTCTAAAAGAACATAGTAACAAGGAGTAAAATATGGCTGATGATGTATTTCGCCAAAGAAAAAAGGTTAGCCTCAATGATGCAATCGATGAGGTAAACAACCAACAAGTTCAGGCAACAGATGAAGGAACGCTAATGAGCGAACAAACAGAAGAGGGCGATCCTCTACACGAAGTTAGGAAAGTGCAGCAGGCAATTGCACAAGCATCGGGAAGGGAAGTCCCGCAACAGATGGCAGCGGGCGCAGATGCTCCGTTCCAAATCGGCGGTAACATTCCGCCAGAATTTCGAGAAGCACTGGCAAACAAAGGCCAAGCTCCTCACTACGAAGAGGGCGTTGTCAAAGCCAAGCAGCCAAAGCAGAAGGTTGATGACGATGATGAGTTCTTCAAAACACCAGCCAGCAAAATGGCTCGAAAGAAGATGCCAACTCCAGACAGTCGTGTGAACCTAAGAACACAAGGCAGTGATAATCTGGAAGGTTTGCTGGATCGCCTCATCGAGAAACATCAATGGGAAGAATTTCAGTTTGCTTCTTTGGGAAAATTCTATGATAACATCCCACAGACCATTCACATTCGAGCTATGACTGGTGAGGAAGAGCAAATTTTGGCCACTCCAAGATTTGTAAAGAAGGGCACGGCCATTGACAAAATCTTCCAGCGTTGTATTCGAGAACCCCTTGATACCAGAGAGTTGTTGTCTGCCGACAGAAATCACTTGCTCATTTACCTGCGTGGTATTTCTTATACCCCAGAGTATGACGTGGAAATCAAATGTCCGGCATGTGGAACCAAGTTCTCGACAACCATTGACTTGAACATCTTGGAAATCGATGCTTGTCCACCAGACTTCGGCCCAGAAACTTTGAGTGGTGTTCTGCCAGCCAGCGGATTTTCCTATAGCTATCGACTCTCTACGGGTCAAGACGAACAAGCAATCAGCGCCTACAGAGACCGCCGTATTCAAATGTGGGGTGACTCATCTGAAGACGACACGTTGCTTTATCGTACTGTGATTCTTATGGAAGAGATTGAAGGCGTTTCAGACAAGAAGGAACTGATGGTTCTTCTCAAGAGACTGCCGATTGTTGATGTCGCTCACCTTCGAAACGAGGTTAGTGATCCTCCATTCGGAGTTGATACAGAAGTTGAAATCATTTGTCCTTCATGTGCAGAGGAGTTCCATATTGATCTGCCGCTTGAAACAAATTTTTTCTTCCCAAGGAAGAAGGAGCAGGAAAGAACCCGAGCGTAGAACTCTGGACAACCCTGATGGAAGAGCTTTTCTTCTTCCAATATCACATGAACATGAGCAAGCAGGATAGCATGACGCTTCCTGTCCATGAAAGAAAGTGGTTGATCCAGCGTTTTATTGACCAAAAGAAGAGGGAAAATGACGCAATGGAGAAGGCACGAAAGGCTAAGAAGTAAGAAAATGATTGAGATTCCTTATAAAATGATAACTTTCTCTCTCTTATAGAACATGAGAGAAAGTTACTCATGCAAAAGGAGTCTCAAATGAACGATAAGAAATTATGTGAATGTGGATGCGGGAAAGAGGTAAAGGTTTGGAAAAACGGAAGATTCAGCCCTTTCCTCAGAGGACATCACATGCGAAAGAAGGGCTGGACGCCACCTGATCCAAATACAAAACATTATTGTAAATGTGGATGTAAAACAGAGATCAAGCCATTGAAGAGCGGTCATATCAACAAGTATATTAAAGGTCATCATCTTAAAGGAAAAGAATTAGACCTTAAATATAGATTAGAGAGAACAAGGAATCGATGGGATAAAGAGCCTATACTAAGTCCTTATTTAAAAGACACGTTTATTTCATTTAACAAAAATCTTAAGAGATGGACGGCTTGTGTAAAATGGGAAAACGGAAAAAACAGAGGTGTAATGCACGCCAACGCTGTTTACAGAGAACACTTTGGAGATATTCCCAAAGGCTATGTGGTCCACCACAAGAATGGTCGATGTGACAGGATTAAAGATGACAGACCCGAAAATCTTATGTTGCTTATTGATGAGTGGAACTTAAGGTTCTTTCCAGTATTAGCTAAAGGATTTGGTGTAGAAGAAAAAATCGTGACTGATTGTTACTTAAGAATTCAAGATGAAAATTTAAGTAGAGAAGAATTATTCGCTATGTTATGTGAGGAATTGGCTTCTTCACGAAAGGCTAAGAAGTGATAAGAAAGTACAAAGACCAATTTAGTGACAGCAGCCGATTTTGGAGGAGGCTCAGAGAATGGCAATTACAAAAGAACGATACCAAAACCCAACCTACGGGGACACGGTAAACTTGCGGCTGTTTTCATACAACAGCAACAACCTTGCCGATTTTGATTCCATCGAGAAAGTAGACCTCTACATTCTCGAACCCAGCGAAGCTACAGACATCAACCCAGATGGTCGTCGTTTGGTGGAAACATTCGATGGTAGTGCCGTTACTCTGGAAGATACAGGAACCCATTTGCTGTCCGTCGATCTTGTCAAAGATTTATACCTCATTGGGAATTACATTGATATATGGACGGTCAATCCTGACTCTGAGTCTCCATCCCAAACCGTTGAGCAGTGCTTTTCAGTCTATCCGGCACTCTGGTACACAACGCCCACGCCTGTTGTGTACGACTTCTCATTCTTCTTCCAACCGAATAAGTTAAGACAAGGATCGAAGCAGTTTATCATTGTGGAAATCAGGCCGAATGTTCCAAGAGGTAGTGATCTTCAAAAATACTACGAGAACTTGGCCATTGTGTCCGATCTGAAGATTTCGATTGAACAAAGATGCGGAGAGTGTCTGCCTCAAGAGTGTGATCTGAGGCTTATCGTAGACAACGAATCAGTTGACTATCGTGAGAAAAGATATGGATATTTCAAGATTGACACAGAAGACTGGGAGTGTGGCATCTATGACGTTTGGTTCCAACTGGATTTTGGAGAAAATCGCTACATCAGCGAACGGCAACAACTTCAGATTTATTCGTAAATCAAAGAGTGTTCTATAAAAATGAAAGAAAAGAACAAACAGTTAAGGATGGAAGTGTATGAAGCATACGGCGGACCTGTTTGTAACTGTTGTGGAGAAACAATAATAGAATTCCTTAGCGTCGATCATGTTAATAATGATGGAGCGACACACAGAAAGAGCATAGGAAGAACAAGTGTTTTACAATGGCGTAAAAAAATTGCTACCCAGAAGGGTATCAAGTGTTGTGCTTCAATTGTAACATGGGAAAACAATTCAATGGGGGAATTTGCCCCCATCACAATTAAGAGTTTGCTTAGAGTGGAAGACAAGGAGGACGACCACGCAGCATTAAACACAGGAGACATAATGAAAGCGAGTCGTGTCGAAAGGTGTGACATCTACATCTCAGAACAAAGATTGCAGATCGATCCCAACAAGCCAGTCCATCCATTGAATAAGAGGCCATTGAAAAACAATTTCATGTTCGTGCCTAGTCACTGCCCTGAACTTCGGGCACATACTAAATCTGTGGTTTGGGACTGTGTAAACAAAATTCTCACCGTTGAGATTTACGAAACTAAAGATTTTGCCGCCCACAAATGGTTCGGGACAATCAACAAAAGAAAGCGAGATGCTACCAACAGTCCATTTGTAGACATTGGTAAAGATGCTGTAGCTTTGATTTTCTTGGACGCCGAAGATGCAGAAGTGGCTAGATTCAAGTTCCTCAACTTAGAACTGATTGAACATGAATGTTCATTGGGTCAAGTTAAATGGGATATCACAGCAATGACATTTGGAGTTGATTCACCAAATGAGCCGGACCCATTGGTTCATGAAATCAAAATCAAATATGAAGACGTTAATGAGTTGATGGTTCACAAAGAAGACGAACCATCAAATCCAAACGAGATAGCAGATCAAGAATGGCAGGACGTGAAACCGGAAGAGATTTGAAATGGGCTGTAGGAATTATAACATGTCCTCGAAAAGAGGACTTCCTACAGAAGACTCTGACATCAATCCAAAACGCTGGATGGTCTTATGAGTCAATCACTGTGTTTGCAGAGCCAAATACAGATGTGCCTGAAAATTTCGAAGGAATCGTTGTAAGGAGAACAAAGCAGTTCGGTGATTGGACAAACTGGGCCACTGGATTGTTTGAATTACTACTGAGAGAGCCTGACGCAGACTACTTTCTCATGTCGGAAGACGATGTACTATACAACAGAGACTCGAAACAATACCTAGAAATCTCGTTCCCCCATCTAGGAGACTTTGGGTCTCTGTCTCTTTACACACCGTCAAGATATCACAAAAAGAAGTTCCATGGTTGGCACAATGAGTGCCGAGGCGTCGAAACATGGTCTACAGTGACGGTCATCATGTCCAAGGAAAGTGTTATCAGATTCTTCGCTCACGAAGATACGCAGAGGCATCGCTTCCAAGACATTTTTCAAGCACCAGAAGTGCAATGGGGCGTAACTTGCGATCCTCAAAATTCTGTTAAAGATGCAGTCTTGGGACACTGGGCCAAAAAACACGGTCTGCCTGTGTATTATCACACTCCTGCTTTGGCACAACATATTGGAATTACATCAACCATCAGCGACGAAAAAGCGTCAGTGGACAATAGCAGACAGGCGGCTGATTTCGTGGGCGAAGACGCTAGGTTGGATATGACAGAAGTTCCAAAGACCCTTAGTTTTTGGCGGATTCCTCTGTAGTGAAGATGTACGCTGGCACTTCGTTAATCCCCAAATGTTTGGCACAACAAGCTCTGTGACAACCATCAAATCGAAAGTATCTCATTCCAAGATTTGTATTGGAAACATCAGCGACACAAACAGGATGCTTGTCATCAAAACCATTTTCTCTTATGTCCTCAAGAAGATCAAGAAATGACTTGGCTCGTTCGTCGGCCAAATCTTCTTCATATCGAGTGTCAAGATACTCAGCGAAGTAAGATTGAGGATTGCCGTCCAAGAAGGATAGATGCCAACGCTCTACTTCTGATCTATTTTTGGCCAGAACGTCATCGACAAGAATCATCCCTTTCCGACAGGAAGCTAATTCCAAGTTAGGAATTGAAACAGAAGGCCCCACTCTGGTCCAGCCTCCGTCTTTAGGTCCGCCTGCGCACCAGTCCTCAAGATTCTCCTTAAAGTACCTTTGATGTTTCTCTTTGATGTAGAAGATCATAGAATTAGTTTGAAATCCCGGTCATAGTTCAGACACATATTTTGACAACACTTATGCAACTTGGGCTTGTCGCTACACCATTCCAATGCACCATTGTCGGCGATCCTGACATCTCTGTAGGGATCGAAAGATCGTAAACAATTCCATCGTTTACGATAGTTCCTGTTGCCATGCCACAGATGATGAATATGACCTTCTAGGCAGCCCACGCTTCCATCAATGTATTCATGAAAGGGTTTTGCCCATTCAAAATAATGAGCTTGCATGGTGTCATTTACCCGATCCATGAATCCATTGCCCCAGTCGCCCCAGATGGCGATAATGAAAGCAATGTCATCACTGCCGGTAATCCAATAGTTGTAAATGCCGTGTTTCTCAACAACTTCTCTTTGCACACCCCAAGAAAACCCACTGGCAAACTTCTTGCTCAAATCAAGACAACTGCTGAGTTCTTTGTTCCAAGGCAGTTTGGAATTCTCCAGTGCAACTTTTGCAACACTCTTCTTCCTCTCTCCGAGCGAACCGTCTCTTTTCAATAGAGTGATTTCAGAGAAGCTCTGGACCATTTTGTGACTGGAAAGCGATTCATCCATCTTCTCATACCAATCAGGATCGTCGAAGAGAATATCGGCGTCTACCCAAACGGCTTTATCGTACTTGTCGGGAAGGCTCTTGATGACATGATTGACAAGTCTGTATTGTTGCCAAAGAACACTCTGACATCTGATCTGTATGGCACCATCGACAGAGAAGGGATCATCACCAAAAGCGGCCTCGATGATAAACAAAGGACGATTGCCAATGCCCTCACGAAACCTATTGAAGTTTGCAAGTTTAACTGGATTGTTTGAAGGGTTGTAATAGTTAGTCACTACAGCCAGAGTCATAAACTTACAAAATCCTGAATGCAGGTTCCTGACGAAAAATGAGTCAATTGAGGATTGTGTTTGATGGTTTTGCATTGGTTCTTGATAGACTTAAAGAACAACTGACAGGTGTTATAGAATACTCCTTCAATTTCAATCTTGTTCATAGAAATCGAAGGAGTCCCAATTTCTTGAAGTCTCCACAAAGTAGGGCAAACCTCAAATGTGTATTTAGGGTCATCGCTAACTCGACCCATTCCAATCACCAGTCCTTCCATTGACCGCATTTGTGATAACCAATCTTTGCCTTTGAAGACGCAATCTGGTTCGATGAGAAGAATCTCTTCATAGTTTGTGAATGTCTGAAAGACAAAATCCAACACGTCTCCATGATAAGCCAATCTCTCTACATCTTGACCTTTATGGTTCTCAAAAACAACATGCACATCTGAGTATTCTTTAAGAAGTTGAGATTCTTTTTGACACAATGAATTGACATGCGAATCTTGACCACAATAGCCACGAGTCTTCCTTACCTTCTGGCCCGGAAGTGGGTTGTTGTCAATTCCAATCAACGTTTCGTGAGGAAAATGCTCTCGGAAAGACCTTAAGCATCTAGGGGTCCAAATGTAAGTGTAGTGAATTATCAGAACAACAGCCATCTTTGAGAACTTAAACATCAATCCTCTCTTCGTAATTCTTCCACACAACACCGCTTCCCCATGACTTAGGATTTACTGCCACCTTACCTTTGGTGATTTTGTCCAAAGTGATTGATGCGTTAACCTCTTGCATTTTCTTGTAATTTTTGTTCTTAACGTATTTAACACGTTCATCATCTTTGGTTTCCAACCTGTCTTCTGTGAAGCTTGATTCGTACCTGACGATAGTAAAACCACACATCATGGCTCTAAACACGAAGTTCATATCGTCATGACCGAATCCATTATCCAAGTCCTCATCGAATCCTGTGAGATATTCGATATCCTTTTTGTAAAGAGCGAAACGACCCTTCAAATATAGTCTCTTACTGCCTCTGATAAGGAAGTTATCGGGAACTATGAGTATACGATCATCGGCAACAGAAGCACATTCATTAAGTCTGGTTGCGTAACCTCTATGTGTGAAATTGTCGGAATCAACATTGGCTATCAGATCATTTTTAGCTAATCGAAATGACATATTTCTTGAATGATTGGGCCTAAAGTGTTGCTGGCCCTTGGTTTGATAAACAACCAGTCTCCCACTGTCCATATAACTCTTCATTTCAGAACTACTGAGTATCCAATTTTTCAAGCCATCATTGCTTGAATAATCCAACAGAAGAAATTCAAGATCGTCATAATCAGAATTGTCTTCGAGGTTGCGAGGCAGTGTTTTACGAAGATCGTGAAGCCTATTCATACATGTTGTGCAAATTGTAATGGACTTCTGGGGTATTCCGTTCATGTTCTTTTCGGGAAACACAGTTCGCTTAATGTACTTCCTTGTATTTCGAAAAAACTCAACGTGATTTCTATTCATTTGATAGTACAACATTCTTCAATCTCTCGTAAACACAATGAGCAGGATGGTTTCCATCTTTATTTATCGATTCACGACGCCATATTTCATTCCAGAGATGGATGGCATGAGAGTCGGGAATTGGCCTGTTTTCAGTTACAATTTTTGGAGCATCGAACCAGTGAATCGGGCAAAATGTACTAGGCGGCTGACAGTAACGATCTGTGCCTGTCATGATTGATGCCTCATTGATGAGGAGAGGACCAATTTCTCCCCAGACGAGTTTCTCTCGCTCCTTGGAGTAAACGACATCAAGACAGTATTTCATAAGATCGCTTTTTCGAGGGCACTTAAAAACACAAGATGCGGTTTGTGCATGTCCTTTTCTTGTCGCTTCACTAGAAAGAACGTAGTCTGTGTCGAAATTGAACTCTTTGAGACACACAACATCCGTGTCACACCACCAGCCACCTCTCTCATAAATCAACTTGTATCTAAAGAGATTTGAAAAAGCAGATACGCTACCTTTGCCTTCGGAAGTTTGGTAGACGAATATCTCGTCTTTAGAAAGGATTTCATTGCCATCTTCCACAACGATACCATTAGGCACACCTTCCGCATCTCCATAAGTCCAAAGATGGCACTCGTGGCCAACTTTAAGATGACTACGAAGAGCCAATTTTTCCATAGTTGAAAGTTTTCCGCCGATCCACAGACAGTTGGTTATCATATCATCTTCACTTTCTTGTTTGTGGTCAGTTCCGAAAATGTATGAAGCCACTCTATCAAAGATGAAGCCCACAATGCTTTCTTGTCAATCGGATGTTTAAGAGGCACAACCCAAGAAGCTAAATTGGAAACATCTTTGCATCTAATCAGACATGTGTAAGAACCAATGTGTTGATTGTAACAACTCATTGGCTCTGGGACATAGAGTCTTTTGGCCTCATAAAGTTTCCTCAATAGGTATTTGTGATTTTGAAGCAACAAATGTAACTCATGTTGAGAAAGTTTCTTAAGAAAGCCTGCTTTGATGCAATGATCGCTAGTGCAATAAATCATCGATCTTTGAAAGCTATCTTGACCCCAATAACTCAAGCTTCTGATATTGATGTAAGAATTGCAAATTTGCTGCCATTGTAAAACATCAATTGAGTCGCCCATTTCTGAATTGATGAAGTCAGATATTTCAGGATGCAACCAATCGTCATCGTCCATGGGAATGACAATATCGTTGTTGTTTAATTTGTGAACATCTGAGTATTTGCTTATGACTTGAACTGGGCATATTTCCGTTGCCTTTTCTTTAAGACGATAACGGAATTTTTGCCAACTGTTCTGATATTTTTTATTCCAATCTTCAAGAAGGTTAACCAGAGGTTCTGGCAAGTGATCCGATGAGCCATCTCCCATGGTAATAGGCTGACGGCACTGGTCAATACTGATGTCCTTCCAGTCTTCTGTTGATCTTAAAAAAACGTATATCATTTGAAAAATAACCCCTATGTATCTAATATATTGTGAGCGAAAAAATCCTCGGAGGCGTGACTTAGCCTCCAAAGCAATTTTGCACAGCCCAATTGAGGATGAGGGTGCTAAAAGGAGATAAGTTATGGTTTATTCCAACAAATTTGTGATGTGTGTCTTGCTCAATGGCAAGCCACTGGAAGAACTGGCCAATGGCCAAGTGAAACTTCCCTTCGGTACTGAGTATGCTTTAAGACTCCGCAACCGAAACAACCGCCGAGCGGTCGTCAAACTCTACATCGACGGCGAAAACGTCTCTGCTGGCGGATATGTTGTTCCCGCTAACAACTTCATCGATATCAAGCGTCACCATGACGTGGATCGAGCTTTCAAGTTCGTTTCCCTCGACAGTGAAGATGCTATCGACTTCGGAAAAAATGGTCCGAACGAAGATAAGGTAAAGGGAACCATTGAGGCTCGCTTCTATCTGGAGAAAGAGCAACCACAGGTGGTCTATCGTGATGTTCACCATCATCACCACCCAGTGCCACGTCCTCAGCCATGGCCAAATCCTTATCCATTAAGACCATATTACACATGTGGCGGGGAAGGGTTAGAAGGATTGAGAACCACATGTGGTGGCGGTTCAAGTGGCCAAAGTTATAGCAACTCGCTATCGTTTGAAGGTGGCGGAACTCAAAACTCTGCTGGAGCATCATTCAATGCTGCTCCTGAAACAACACTGTCATTCAGTGGTGACGTTGCCCCAGCATCATTCAATGCTGCTCCTCTCAAGGATGGCTGTACGGTTGAAGGATATGTCACCGGCCAGAGTTTCACGTCAACATGGATTGACACCGAAGAAACCTACACCAGTGTCAAAGTCTTTCTCCAAGGATTTGAGGAAGAAAAGCCAGTTTCCGTCGCAAAGCCCTCTAAGAAGAAAAGTCGAAACGGGAGCAGAAGACGCCCAACGAACAAAGATGTTCGTCTCGATGATCTTGAGGCAGAGAACGAAGAACTTCGCCGGAAACTTGCTGAAATTGAGAACGAAAAACTCAAAGCAAAACTCAAAGAATCTGAGAAGTAACGAGAACTGTTCATAGAAGCAGAGAAAGCCCACCTCATCGGTGGGCTTTCTTTTTGTCCCAAACAAAATTTGCACTTTCGGTTTACAGCCAGATTTTGAGTCGTAGAATAGTCCTGAACCGACAGCAAGGGAGTCTTGTTGTCAGACTCCGAAGCGAACTTGAAAGGAATAAACAAGTGCCATTAGAAACCGAAGAACGACCTCGTGGGAATGAGGAGATCACAGTCGAGCGCCGAGGCGACAGGATCATCATTCCCGAGAACATGGAGTTGGCAGACGCCCAAAGATACCTTCGTGAGAAAGAAGAGGAAGAAGAAACATTCGTCGCCGTGGCGGAAGACATTCCGGCATTCCCCCTCGATGGAGCGGTGGCGTTCTACAACGTCTTACGCCGTCGTTACGGCTGGACGAATCTGAAGCCCACGCCGGGCATGTTCGGAAGCAAGAATCCTCCTCAAATGATTGGCGTGGCCATTGGTCACAACGAAACTCAGCAAGTCCCTTGGGGGCGATGTGAAGTCCCCAACATCAGCGGTCATTTGGACACGAGCTTCAACTTCAACGAAGTGGGACTGCCAATTTTCCGACTGAATGGACAAGTCAAGCGGAAACACGAGAAAGTTGTGGCTGAGATTGCCAAGGATGTCCGAAAAGAAGTTGCGAAGAGCAGCATCTACAAAGGCAAGGCCATTCGTATCAACTTTCGTGACGCCGAAGGAGATAAGATCACCGACTTCACACCGGCATTCTCTCCCGTGTTCCTCGATATGGAGAAGCACAGCAAGCAGGTTCTCATCTACTCTGAAGCAACACGCAAGGTTGTCCAGACGAATTTGTTGAACCCTGTGCAGAACACGGAGAAGTGTCGCAAAATCGGCATTCCTCTGCGTCGTGGGGTTCTCCTGTCCGGCAGTTACGGAACAGGAAAGACCCTCACTGGCTACCAATTGGCCTCCGAGTGCATCCAGAACGACTGGACCTTCATCTATCTGGAAGACGTGCGTGATCTCGACATGGCTCTGAGCTTTGCTCGGATGTACATGCCATGCGTTCTCTTCTCAGAAGACGTGGATCGCTGCGTGGCCGGTCCTCGCACGCCTGAGATGGACAAGATTCTCAACACCCTCGACGGCATCACGTCGAAGGATACTGAGATCATGGTCGTTCTCACCACAAACCACAAGGACTTCATCAATCCGGCGTTTGTGCGACCGGGGCGAATGGACACAGTGGTTGAAGTCGGCGCACCAGATGAATCTGCTGTCCTCAAACTGATACGATCCTACGGAACACAAGAACAAGACTGTGTGATCGAAGCCAGCGACAACGAGATTCTGGAAGCGGTCATTCCGATCAAGGGAGCGAACGCCGCCTTCTTCCGAGAAGTCGTCGAACGAGCCAAACTGAGCGCAATCACGCACAGCGATGGTGAGGTCGTCACAATTCGTCCAGAAGACTTGAACTCGGCAGCGTTGACGCTCAAGGATCACGTCCGAATGCTTCAACCGGAACTCGGAGAGGCGGCTGAAGAGTATCAGCAGATCGATCCGATGAAAATGATGATGGACATTGCCACCGACTACTTTGTGTCGGCCTTTGTCCACAAGCTCGCCAACCCCAAGGTCTTGGAGAAGATTCTCTTCAAGAAGGGCGGCAAGAAGAAGATGTAGGAAAGAACTGACGGTCGGTTCGCTTCGGGGAAACCCGGCTCAGAAATGAGCCGGGTTTCTTTTTGCAATTTTTGGAATGACCGTATATCTTAGACAGACAACATTTGCATCTATGCCAAGAGCGACTTCGGGCCTTTCTTGAAAACGCCCGAGTCGCTCTTTCCAGAGAATGATAAGCTTAGATTTTTCGCTCATACTCTTTGCCCTTCACCAATGCCTCTTGTGTTTCGCACATGGGGCATTGTTTATTGGGAGCTTCTTGATTGTCACACAAGTCGATCACCAATTTGTGGTGACAACTTTTGCATTCGTGCCAATAAGGTGTTGATTTCATTTTTGTTCCTCGACGAAGAGATCGCATTCATTCCTCCACCAGCCAACCCAGATGGTTGGCTACAAATTTCGCTGGGGCGACACCCGGCAAGTCTGCCTTTTGAGCCAGTTCAGCCCAAGTCACATGCAGCTTCCGCTTTGTGCCTTTCCTTCTTAGCTCGACCCCGCTTTGCGTCACTGTCACGACGACAGGGCCTTCTTGATTCACTTCGTCCTTCATCGTCACTTCTCGGACGACTGCCTTTGTCAATTTCGTGGCCATGATTTTTCTCCAAATAACTGGCTGCGTTTCTTAAGAATACAGGATTGTCTCGTAAAAGTCCAATCCCTTTGTTGCATTTCGTGCAGAGAAGGCCACGAACCAACCCGGTTGCATGGTCATGATCTACTGTGAGACACTGCACTTCGTTCGTCGAGTGATGCTTTACAACTTCTGGTTGCTTGCAGATGGCACAAACGCCATCTTGCTCATCAAACAACTCGTCATATTGCTCAGGTGTGATTCCGAAGAACTTCTTAAGGTTTTGACGACGATTGAACTGACTTCGCTCTTCGTCTGTCATATCCCAATACCAACTCTTCTTGAGGCTTATCTTGTTTACACATACAACACCAAGATAAACCAAGTTCCTTCCTAATCCTCGACCTTTCCCTCTGCTCCTTCGTTGGCATGTTCTATGACTTCAACCTTTCCATAACATTCAACCCACACCCTCGCTCCGCAGGGCAACGGCTCGTCAGGACTGTAGACAACCTTCGCCACCACATTACCCAGAGTATCATAAACTAATGCTTCATGTCCATACCTATTCTCTTTGTAATTTTTACAGGTAATGACAGGTTCTCTTTCGCCAGTCTTCATATTACGGCGAATTTTGTGTTGATTTACATGTATGATTGTCTTCATATCCCTCCTTAGCAATCAAGCTTAGTCAAAACCAATCCGCTCTTTGTAAAGTGATTGACTGGAGTACGACTCATTGCTCCTCCTTGAACCAGAACTTATCATCTGTTTTTTCAAACAGGTCTTCCAACTTAATGATTCTCCAATTTTTGTAACGGATCAAAAAATCAAAACCATGATCTAAGAAGTGTTCTGCTTTGACCATGGCAACCCATGGCTTGCGACTTCTTTTCCAACAGATGATTGGTTTGCGACCACTCTGGCCCTCGTCATTTTCAGACTGTTCGATGAAGGCGTCCAATCTGGAGATGCCATCAAAGATGCCATTCAGATCGATCTCCTTGTCGTACCCGCCTTTACATTCAATTACCCAGAGAAAGTCTTCTGGGGCACAGATATCACCTACCAGAGTCTTCTTCGCATGTTCTGGCATGTGATGAACCTGACTCCAGCGATTACCTGAGCCAACAGATCGTGAAAACTCCTTGCCAAAATGTTTAGTGAGAAGCTTGCACAATTCCAATTCGACTCTATTTCCCTTTTTCTTACCATTGATCTTCTTCTTTACTGTCTTCTCTTCCAAGATGTCTTCGATAAACAGATCATTTTCATCCATGTTGCTCCTAGTAGCTGTTTAGGCTTCTTATCGCCCCCTCCAATTCTTGCTTCACATGTCTGAGAGACTCCAGACCATCTTCATAGTCATTGTCTTTCAGAGAAGCTTCGAGGAAGGAGTTTCCAAGTTGCGCACCGAAGTCGCTCAAAAGATGATCGATCTCGGTGATAATGTCTTCGTGTTCTGTGCCCTTATATTCTTGACCTTCCCACCCATAAAACTCCCTATAATCAGGATCGTCATGTCCATGTCCATGTCCATGTCCACAAGATGCACCTGTGCCATGATAAGGAATTATGTGACCTTGCGGACTATGTGTTGGAGGTCTATAGGGCGGCATCCTGTACTTCGTCGAATCGCTCGAAGAAGTTGCTGCTTTATTAGAAGAGTAAATCACTCGATCTTCTTCATCTAATTGTGAAATTATCGGCAATTGATGTACCGGCTCTTTGATTTGACAGAAATCACCCTTTTCCCAAACAGAACTTGAGTTACTGATGTCGATGTCAAATTTGGCGTAGCTATCCTCTCCGTAACCCACGCAAGGGTTATCTTTGTCGATCTTAAAGAACCAGACCTGACCTACAGGAATCTCGATCAAAGAATTCATACTTTCACAGGCACTCTTGAGTGTGTCAGAAGACGCTACGGCACGATACCAAATCTCAGGTGAGGAAAAGAAGAATATCTGGCCTAGCGTATCTCTTACGTCTGCAATCCACAGAGGACGGTGCTGGTTCCTAAAAAGGAACAGATATCGTGTGTCTGGATCGACATATTCTCCAAAAGCAACCGCCATCGCTCCTTCGTGAACAAGAGACCAAATATCTTTCAATCCCTTGAGTCGTGCGGCTGCGCCCGCTTCAATATCCAATTCATCTTCATCTTCTGATCCATGTTCGTACATGCGAAGCAAAACTTCAGAGTCAGTATCGGATCGAATCTGATACTTCTCTTTTAGAAAGTCTGCTTCACTCACTCTGCCATTGTGGATCATGCCGATACTGTGGTCAGACGACACGAACGGGTGGTTATTCTTGTTGTTACTGGCATGGCCCACACCGGGCGAGGTGGCCCGAGCGTGCATGAGCAAAAGATTGGGCTTCAGCTTCTCAAGCTTCTTCCAGATGTCGAGCTTGATGAAGTTGCTGGAACGACCGGGTTCTTTGTGATAGATAACCCGATTCTTTTTGCCAGCTTCGGTGCCCCAAATTCCAGCGGCGTCTGTGCCTCTTAACTCTAAATAGTCAAAGAGACAAGACGCCAATTCGTATGTGATTTTTGGCTTTTTGCTCTTACCAATGTATCCTGCAATTCCGCAAATGGTACACCTCTCTTTCAAAGTTCAATCTTTGTCAATCTATTCTTGATTGAACAGGCTTTTCTTCCAAGATTCAAAGCAAGTTCACGACGTGTCATCTCGTGATAATTCTCTTTGATAAATTGGTCTTCCTCAAAAGAGAATCGACCTGTTCTGGAACAAAATCAACAAGATGTTGCAAAAGCTTTTGTTTTCTTTCAAGACAGAAACTTCCATTTTTATACATGTTATCTCTAAAACAAGCAAGCTCTTCTTTTCTTTCTATGATCCATCTGTAATTCTGTCAACTCGAATTTCACAACCCAATCCAACACGATTTTTCATCAATATATTCACCGAGCAAGGTCATAGATACAGAAGAAATCGTAGTTTTTAAGGGGTAAAGCATGAAGTTCACTTTTCTTGATTGGGTAGACAGAAAACAACCAGAGGACCAAAGTTGGTCTGACGATGGTTCTGTAGACTTCCTTTCAGAACCAGAACTTGCTTACCAGAGCGGCGATTACTGGGTCATCACCAATTCCGGCAGGTTTCTCAAGGATATCATTAAGATGCCCAAGAGAGGTACAGATGAAAAACCAGAACTCCTTCGAACACATCCTTTGAAGTACAGCCTCTTCCATGTTGATGGAATCGAAGGCCAAACAGTTAAGATGAGTCGTCCAGAGGACAAGTATGCTGCCATCAGAGATCAGAAAAGGTCATATTCTGGAGGCGCACAAAGACACACTGAGATCGCCAACTTGGTAGATGTGACCGCATCTTTCAGAATGCTTGGAATCGGAAATGCTGGCGACAATAACAGGTACTTTATTGACAAATCAAAGTCAACAATGAACAGAATGAGGCCGCAAGAATTCCAGAGACGACTAGAAGCTTTCATTACTTTGACCAAAGGAAAATCTGCCTACAATCCCATTCCTCAAACAAGTGATGAGAGAAGCTTGATCCGAAATCTCAAGAAGCTGGATGATTTGATTCGATCTGGTGTTTTGAATACCAATGCAAATGCTTTGACAACTCCAGAAGTTGTAGCGATCTTGAATCATCCTAATGCTCAGCCAATGGCACATAAATTTGGACTGACGCATATTTTGCAGTACATGCAGATGCCTACTCAAGCTGCATCGATTCCCACGCAAACATCGGCTCCGGTTACTCAAGAAAACCGGACTTGGAGAAGTGAACCTCGTCCTGTTTATCTTAATGAAGGACGAAAGTTCTTCTCATACTATCCAGAGCGTTAGAGTCCCAATCGTTTGAGAATATCGTAAATTGCCACTGGAAGTAAAGAAAGAAGACTGACCACAGCTATGGCCATCCAATGAAGCTTTTCATATCCCTGTTCAATATCTCCAGCAACAAAGACGCTCCACAAAACAAACATGATGATGTATGTGACGAGATATTTTAGCATTTACATTGCGGGTGGCTGCATTGGTGGCTGCATTGGTGGCTGCATTGGTGGCTGCATTGGTGGCTGACCAACCTGAGCATTTGGATCAGGCTGTGGAGGTTGTTGTGAAGGACCGTCTCCTGTAAGCTCAAAATCAGACTGGTCGATATCTTCGCCACCCATTTGTTCAGGTGGAGCTTTGAGATTATTAACCTTAACTCCCAGTTGTCCTGAGATGCTTTCAAGTTCTTGAACAGCCGTAGGGAGAATTTGTTTCAAGTCTCCCTTGTATTCAATCGTTTTCTTGATGGCGACGGCAACACGTTGCAATTTTTGTAAATGCTTCTCAGATTTGCTGCTCCAATGACTGTGCAGTATCTTCCTGATCTGATTGACCACGTTGTTGGCCAAGCGATTGAGATGCCTTGATCCCATGTTTTCCATGTCTTGCTGAAGCTCTTGCGCAGCAGTTAAGACATCCCCGACCCGGTTGCCGAGGTAGTTTTTCTCTTCGTTGATTAGAAAATGTTTGAAGCTCATGACTCCTTATTTAGACCATTGGCTGCGGCTTTCACCAAACCATCGAAAAGAGGAGCGGGATTTCCCAAACGGCTCTTAAATTCTGGATGTGCCTGAGTTCCAATGAAAAATGGATGGTCAGACAGTTCCATGACTTCGATTAGGTTGCTTTGAGGGTTTCGTCCAGAGACTTTGAACCCTTTCTCAGTGAATGCCTCAGAGTATTTGTCGTTTACCTCAAAATGATGTCTATGTCTTTCACTTATGACCTTCTTGCCACCATAAATGTCTCTAACCATTGTGCCTTTTTCCAACTGGCAATCATAGGCACCCAATCGCATAGTTCCAGACTTTGCGATCTTCCCAGTTTGACCATCAATCATCTCCACGACACAATCATACGATTCATCATCTTCATGAATGAATTCACGGCTCGTGGCCTTGTTGATGTTCAGTACATTGCGAGCGAATTCAATGACAGAACACTGTAGTCCCAAGCAAATGCCCAAGAAAGGAATTTTCTTCTCACGACAGTATTGAATGGCCTTGATCTTGCCTTCAACGCCACGCACATCGAAGCCGCCCGGAACAACAACTCCGTGGACGCCTTCAAAGTGCTTGCCGAAATTTTTGTCAGATTCGACCTCTTCGGCATTGATCCATTCAATCTTAAGTTTGACCTCGTTCGCTACAGCAGCATGGACAAGAGCCTCCTTAAGACTAATGTATGCTTCGTCACAATTCTCATATTTACCAACAATCCCAATTTTAACATCAGGATAATCGTGGCCGTTGGTGTACTTCTCTACCAATTCTCTGTATTTGTGAATCCTCACGCCCTTGCGAGGCATGTGAAACATGTCAGCCACCAGATCATCGATGTGACGGTTGTAGAATTCGATGGGGACTTCGTAAATGGATTCCACGTCAGGCGCATCAAAAACGGCCTCCCGAGAAACGCCAGAAAGCCGTGATACTTTGTCCAAGATTGAATTGGGAAGCTCCCTATCTGTACGACAGAGAAGAATGTCTGGCTGCAACCCTGTGGACTGCAATGATCGCACAGCGTTTTGTAATGGCTTAGTTTTGAATTCCTTGACGGTGTTGTTGTAGATGACAGGAGCCACCATAACAACGATCACATCTTGAGGATTACTCTGGCGAAACTGACGGAAAGCCTCGAAAAAGCTGCCGCTTTCAAAGTCCCCTACTGTACCACCAATTTCAGCAATGACGACATCAGCCGATTTGCCAACATCCAATAGTCGTTGCTGAATCTTGTTTGTAACGTGAGGAACGACTTGAACTGTATCGCCGAGGTACATCCCTTGTTCCTCTTCTTCAATCAAACTTTTGTAAAGCGTTCCGCTGGTGAAGATATTCACGCCAGACATCGTAACGCCAGTAATACGTTCGTAATGTCCTAAATCGAGATCAGTTTCCGATCCGTCATCACAAAGGAAGACTTCGCCGTGCTGACGGGGGTTCATCGTGCCAGCATTGATATTCAAATATGGATCACATTTGATGAGTGTAACATTGATGTTTCTCATCTTCAGCAGCAAGCCAATACTAGCTGCGCTAATTCCTTTTCCAGTTCCGCTGTAAACCCCACCTACTACAACGATGTATTTTTTTGCCATTCGATTCTCTCCTGTTCTGTCATGGTATTTAGTAGTAGATGAGTAGTTCTCATCTTGATGTCACTGATATCTTGATCCCGTGAATAATGGTGATGAGCCATATCACTGCAACCCACGTCTTAAACGTATAAGCAATTTCGAGGCCAAAAATTGTATTCAAGCTCCAGATCGTAAAAAATGGTCCAAATACAACCAAAATCAGAGTCAAAATGATGATAAAGAGAACAGCTAAAGCTTTACCGTTTTCCATGAAAATACCCTCCTTGGATTGTTCAAGGAGGGTATCATTTTTCACAGAACTTTACCACTCTAGTTCGCCGGAATTTTGGTATTCAGTAACCGTCGTCTCAAAGAAATTCTTCTCCTTCGTGAGATCGGTTGACTGGCTCATCCATGGGAATGGATTCTTAGTGTTGTACAGCTTAGATAGTCCCAATCGCTCTAGGCGACGGTCAGCAATGTACTCGACATAGTGAGAGAATTGCTCAGCATTGATGCCGAACAAACTCTTAGGGCAGGCGTCGTGCGCATATTTCTTTTCGAGTTCGACGGCTTCTGCGATCAAATCTTGGATTTCATCACAAAAGTCCTTCGTCCAGATGTCTGGGTACTCTTCCTTGATCGTGTTGATGAGGTCACAACCAAAAGCAAGATGCACTGATTCATCACGCATGATGAATTCAAATTGTTCTCCCACTCCAATCATTTTCTTCTGTCGCTTGAGAGCCAACATCATGGCAAAACCAGCATAAAAGAAAATCCCTTCCATGATGACGTAGTAACCAATGAGATCATGGAGAAACTCTTGGATGTCACCGTGGAAGTCTCGAACTTGACAGCCATGTGCGAGCATGGCCGTTTCGTATGAGTCCTCGCTTTGGAATGATTCACGACTTGGCTTTGTGGAGGGATAACGAATCTCAAAGTCTCTGTTGAAGATACTCTGTGTTAGTTTCACCACAAAGTCATCCTTGTCCTTTATGGAAGGGATGGTTTGGTACATGGTGTAAATATCTTCTGGATCAAGCCCGAGGCTGTCACAACAGTAGATGAACGTATCTGTGTGAATTGCCTCTTCATAGGCTTGACGAAGAAGGTACTGACGACATGCAGGATCGGTAACATGCTGGTAGACGGCCAAAACAATGTTGTTGGCCGTCAAGCTCTCTGCCGTGGAAAAGAATCCCAAATTCCACAGGATCAATCTGCGCTCATCATCATCAAGAACAGTGCTTGACTTCCACTGCTCAATATCCATTTGCATGGGCACTTCTTCTGGCACCCAGTTGTTGGCGACCCCGCTCTTGTAATGTTCCCTCGCCCATTTGTAGCGAATGGGAAGAATCTTATTGGGGTCTGTTTTGTTACTCTTTAGAACTGACATGGTGACTCCTATTGACAAGCTTCACAATCGGGATCGTTAATTTTACAGAGCTTAGGCTCATCTGGTGTTTCACTACGATCACGCTTCTGTGTGAAACCATACTTTCCTGCATCAAGAGTAGACTTCTCAATCTGAGTCTTCCCGAGACATCGCAAGTAATACGTCGTCTTCAGCCCTTGCTCCCATGCGTACATGTAGATTTCACTAATCTCCTTGCCGGACTTTCCGTGATAGAAGATGTTGTGACTCTGACTCTGATCGATCCACTTGCCACGCAGAGCGGTCAATTCAATAGCAACCCTTGGACTGACTTCAAAGGATTCTTTGTACTTGAGCTTCATGTCTTCTGGCAAATCGAGCTTCTGAATTGAACCGTCGTGATACTTCAAATCATCGAGCATATCTTTGTTCCAACGACCGATTTTCTTAAGGTCACGGACAAGTTGCTCATTGACGATTGTGAATTCTCCAGTCATATTCGACTTCACGAAGATATTCTTAAAGTAAGGTTCGATGCACGGGGAACATCCCACTATCGTAGCGATTGTGGCTGTTGGTGCAATAGCCATCGTATTGCTATTACGCATACCCATCGTCTTCACAGCTTCTTTCAACTTATCCCAGTCAAGACGAGTTGTGCGAGGCGTTGGAATCTTCATCCCACGCTCTTCTTCAAGAAGATCAAGTGTGTCCAATGGGAAAATCCCACGATGCCACTTTGAACCTTGGAACGTTTCATAACATCCACGTTCCTGAGCCAAAGCGCATGAGTTTGAGATTGCTTCATAGGCAACAAACTCTTGAATTTCGTCCACAAACTCGTGGGAGCGTTCAAAGTTCACACCAGCTATGTACATGGCATCTTGCAACCCCATTACACCAAGGCCAACTGGACGGTGGCGCAAGTTCGACCATTCAGCTTCCGGTGTAGGATAGAAGTTGAGATCAACAACATTGTCCAGCATTCTCATGGCAATGCCGATGACCCATGCTGTCAATTTCTTGTCAAGCTTTTTGCCCTTCATGAGATTGCTGAGTACCAGACTTCCCAGATTGCACACCGCAACCTCTCCACAATCGTATTTGCGTGTGTATTGACCTGTCTTCCAATCCATCTCTTGAGAAACGAGTCTGGATGGGCTGGTGTTGAGCGTGATCTCGGTACAAAGATTGGATGAGTGAACCACTCCAACATGATCCTGCGGAGATCGAATGTTGCAAGGGTCTTTGAAGCAAGGCCATGGGTGGCCTGTTTCATACAGCATCATGACGACCCGTTTATAAAGCTTCTCAGCATCAACCTTCTTGAACTTCGTGATCTTGCCACGCTTGGCGAGCTTCTCATATTTGACGTAAGCCTCTTCAAAAGCCTTGCCGTACAAGTCGTGAAGATCAGGAGTTTCATCTGGAGAGAAGAGCGTCCATTCACCACCTTCACGAACTCGCTTCATGAACAAGTCTGGAATCCATGACGCTGTATTCATGTCATGGGTTCTTCGACGTTCATCGCCAGTGTTGCGACGGAGATCAAGGAAATCTTCGTAGTCATAATGCCAAATCTCCAGATACGCCACGGTTGCCCCACGACGTTTTCCAGATCGATTGATTGCAAATGTTGTATCGTTCGCAATCTTCAGAAAGGGGATTGTCCCCTGTGATTCAACTCGGGTGGATTTAATGGCCGCACCGATAGAACGCACATTTGTCCAATCGTTGCCGATACCACCACTCCACTTGGCCAACTGAGAATTGTCAGCATAACTCTTGAAGATATCCTTCAAATCATCGTCAACACACGTCAAATAACACGAGCTAAGCTGAGGGTGCAGAAGTCCGGCGTGAAACAAGGTTGGCGTAGAAGGAATGTACAAGTGACGTGACATGACCTCGTAGAATTCAAGCGCACGCTTTGTTTTATCTTCTTCATTGAATGCCAGACCCATTGCTACACGCATCCAGAATGTCTGCGGCAATTCAAATAAGCGACCATCAAACTTTGTAAAGTATCGCTCGTAGAGTGTGTCTAAGCCAATGAACTTAAACAATTCATCTCGTTCAAGGACGAGCTTACTAGACAGTTCTTTCAGATCAAATTCGAGTAGACGCTTATCGAAAATCTCAGCCTTCACACCCAACTCAATGGCATGAACAAAAGACTCTCGATACGCTTCTTCTGCTTCTTCGGTCTTTGTGTCAGTCGAATGACCAAAAACCTCTTTCTTCATTTGTTGAAGGTAAACTCTGGCTGCGAACTCAGCATGATCTGGCTCAACTTCGATAAACGAAGTCGCAGCCAACATGATTGCCCTGTCAACGTCAGTTGACTTGATGCCGTCATAAACATTCTTGGCGGCTTCATCGAAGATTGTATTCTCGTCGATTCCGTTAAGACCGACTGAGCAACGCTGAATGGTCTCACGGACCTTCTTTGGATTGTAGAGTACAGTACGACCATCACCTTTCAGGACGGTCAATTTTCGGAGGTAGGATAACTTCTGGCGTTTCGCATCTGACTGACGTTTCTTGTCGGCCCGATAGAGAATGTAAGCTTTGGCCACTTCGTAGAGTTCGGCACGCATTAGGTGCTTCTCTACGATGTCGTGGATGTTCTCCACATTTGGCACAAACTCGCCATCTGAGAACCTTTCAACGACTTCTTTGGCAACATTATCGGACAATCCATTGATGGTGTCCTTGATGTAAATTTCTGATTTGCCAGCAGCTACGGCTGCTCTGGCAATTGCCGCCTCGATCTTCGCTTTGTCAAAAGGAGCAACTTCTCCGTCACGCTTCTCAACAACCAGATCACACGGAATTCTAGGTGTGTGTTCCGACATAATTCTTTCCTTTCTTTGAAATTGGGTGCTTGTACATAAGCCTATGAGTAGGCAATTTCAGCATCCCTCTGAGAGCAATTGGGTATTAACAAAAGCGTGAAGTTATCAAAGGAGGACAGTAATGTCGTCCTTCTTTTGCAGGGTGAGACTTTCACAGCCCTGAAGCATTTCGAGCAGATATTGGTTATGAGTCGTCACAAAAACTTGACGTTCTTTTGCCAACTCAAAGACCATGTTGTAGATGCCGCTAACACCCGCCCGGTCAATTCCTCCACCAGTTATTTCGTCTAAGAAGACAATACTGGGGCAACATCCGGTGTTAAGCATCATGACATGAGCGAACGCTTGCGAAACCGCAAGATTGATGCGTCTACGTTCACCATTGGAAAGGCCATAGTAATAGGCTGAAGTTCCGTTTCTGGTGATCGTTTCTTCAAATTCGTTGTTGAACGAGAGTTCCATTTTGCCATCAATGAGATATTGCATCCAATAAGCGATGCGTGAATTGAGAGCCGGAATGATTCCTTCCACGACGAACCTTCGAATGCCTTTGTCGCCAAAGGCTTTAACCCAGAACTCGTAGTAAGGTAACTCTTTCTCGCACTCCTCAAGCTCCTTTTTGATACGTTCAGAAGTGATTATGGAGAGTTCCTTCTCTTCCTTGGCAGAATCATGAATCTCTTTGTAAGGATCGCCACTGGCAATCTCTTCTTTCTTTTCTTTGATCTGTCGTTTGAGTTCAGTGATCTCTGTCTCAAGCACTCTCTGGGCTGCATCAACATCTGGTCTTGGAAGATTCGACAAACGAGAGATTTCATTGTTGGCAACTGTATTCTTCTCATTTGCAGAGTTGATAGTCCGCTCTGCACTTAGAATGCCATCCTCAACCTTACTAATAGAAGCACTGATGCCCTTCATTTTGGTCTTTTGTTCTTCCAGAACAATTGTCAATCGATTGCCTTCAATTTTGTCCTTCTCAATTGTTCTGGTTTCTTGGACCAGAACAGAGGCGTAATTGGCCTCGTTAATAACCGAATGGCATGTTGGACAAGTTGCCCCATCTTCAAGGTTCGTGAGCTTCTGAACAAGCCTCGCACTTTTTTCCAAAGTGGCCTGAATTTCTTTTACCTTCAGGAAGTTTTCTTGAATCAAAGCTTGGACACTACGCTCTTCTGATTTGTGTTCTGCCAGTTTCTTCTTGGCAAGATCGAGCCAAGCTTGAGCCTTGGTCTTCAATTCGTTCCTTTTACCCATATCTTCGTTCAAGTCGCCGATCTTCTCTTTGGCTTGATTATAAGCAGCAAGTTCTCCGCTTTTATCTGTCTTTTCTAAATGAAGTTGTTTCTCAGACAACTTCAATTCCAACTGTTTTGCTTCAAGGTTCTTCTTTTGCTTCCATTCCTCCCGTTGTAATGCAATTTTTGTAATTCGCTTTTCACATGAGTCGGTGCTTTCGAGCGCCCGCTCGTAATCTTTCGTCTTATCATCAACTTCCTTCTTCTTGTCTTTAAGCAAATCCTTGGCACTCTGTGTGTACTCTCTGTACTTGTCCAGTCCAAGAAGGTTCTCAACGATCTCACGCTTAGTTGATGTGTCAGCTTCCAAGAAGGAATAGCTGTTGCTGTCATCAAAGATGACAACATTACAGAAGGCATGATGCGACATGCCTATCTTCTCTTCGATCAACTTCTGGGTCGCTGGAACACCAGCGCCTTTTGAAAGCAGGGTTTCGTCGTCCCAAATGTGATCTGGGCTATGCCAAAGATCGAGACTGCTGCCGCCCTTGGCTTTGATTGTGCGAACGATACGATAATCGTCCCACTCAATCTCAATCACAGACTTGCCACGCTCTCCAGCAAGCTCATTGACAATCCTGCCGCCTTTGAGTTGCTTCGGGCTTTTGACAGTCTTCCCATAGAGACCAATTGAGAGGATTTCCTGTACTGATGATTTTCCAGTGCCGTTGCTGGCTGGGTTATCATCACTGCCGGGATTATCGAGGTTGATTCCTTCAACCAAAATCACCTTCCCATAATCATCGAAGTGGAACTCCACACCTTTTGGACCAAAACAAAGTGTATCAGTCGCCTTGGCGAGTTTGAAATTCAAGTTCTTCATTGCATCCCTTCCTTGGACAACGGCATCGGCATCATCAATTTGGTGATGTTACATTAGTCCGCTGAATGCGACAAGGCACATTCCTTAAGATGACCGTTCAGTCGGTCCCATTGATGAACAATACAATAGGGAACACCGAGGTAAGAACTTTCAAACACTCCATTATTGATTGTGGGTTCTTTAACAAAGCCCTCCTTAACTCCTTCTCCATGCAGACACAACGTGTCATTCGTGGGTTGAGAAATTGAATAGGTTGCATCCTCTTCAAGAAAATTCATCAAGTAGTTTAAGGTAGCTTGATCTGTGCAGCGACCAATGGTTTTCATTGCCACAGACCAGATAAGAAACTCATGATTCTGCAAAGCTTGCGGTGTACCAAGTGTAACTCCACCATTAACCACCCATCTATCTGAGTCTTCCTTAAAGAACTGAGGAGGCACATCTCTTTGAAACTCAAAGTCTTCGATGCGTGCAAAACCACTTTGTGATTGGCGGAATCCCTCTGAAGTAAGGATCACAAAGTTACTTAAGAAAGCCTTGTTGCCTTGGACTTCATCGAATCGATGTTTCCACTCTTCGATCCAGTGGAATGGGCTTCTCTGAAAAAGAACATCCTTACTGTCGCAAATGGCCACATATTTGTATTTGTGACCATGCTCATTAAGGTATTCCCAGAATGCCAAATGCCTGTCTCTTAAGAGATATGGGTATTTAATGAGAGGCACATCTTCTATGATAAAGCCCTTCTCTAAAAGACGATCACGCACGAGATCAGGCATCTCGTGCGTGATAATGACTTTATCGGAATCTGGGATTACAGACAGCGTGTTAACGTAGACCCAGAATGATTCTTGCTGAAGGAATTCGTTTCCGCCAGCGTATGTTAAGACGAGGTTTTCTTCTCTAAGCATTGTTGCCCCACGGCTAATAGACGTTTGCGATCCAAGCCTTCGGGGACACCTTTGTCTTCCACATACTTCTCCAGCATCTCACCCTCTGAATAGAGGATAGCTCGGGCCTCTTCTATTACAGTCTCTTCCTCTTCGGTTTTCTTGTCTTTGGTTTTGAAGTCAAGAGAAGCGACTTTGTATTTGTCTCTCACGCCCCTTTTTAGATCAACCAATTCATTGGATGAAAGGTCATCAACTACGATGCGAACAAAATTCCCATCCAATTCATAGTTCTCATCTTTAATGTCCTTTGGTTCGATGAGCAGATGCTTAGGAGAGAAGTCGTTCTCAAAGTATTCTGTTTCCAGCGTTTCAAGATCGAGCAAGATAATATGTTTCGTTTCGAACGCCTCACCGAAAGAAAGCTGAAGCGGCGAACCAACGTATTCTACCTTGTCAGTGACATCTTGCGCACCGTGGTAGTGGCCCATGTAGGTGTGATCCCACGATTCAAACAACTCGGCATTCACAGGGATCATCTCATTGTCATATTCGACAATCACATCTGACTTTGTGCCATAAACCAGATTCAGCTTAGCTCCATCCACCGAAATGTGAGCAAACATCAAAGACTTGGGATGGCCCTCTACTTCTTTTGGGAATTTTGACAGTTCATCGATTGGGTTTTCGGTGTGAGGCATCCAGTCAATGCGACGGTCATCGATAATGGTCGTCATGGGCCGGTCAACGATGTGACAACGAGGAATAGCCGTCAGGGGCTTCACGCTGTTCACATCCCAGCGTGTCTTGTGGTACATGTCATGATTGCCAACCAGCAAGTAGAGATCGATGTCCTGTGCGTCTTCAATCATGTGCTTCATGAAGACTTCGAACGTGCGAAGATAGTTTAACACGTCGATTTTGGATCGCTCGTGAAACAAGTCGCCAAGAAAGAAGATGTGCTTACATCCATTTTCTTTGGCTTTGTTGAAAACCCAGTGCAATACATCGAGACAGTCTTCAAGTCTGTCGATGCGATCTTTATGGCTGTGCAAGTGCAAATCACTAAAAATGATGGCTTTGCTCATCGTCACTCCTCCTTGAGTCCAATTTTTGGAACAAAAAATCCCGGCTTCTCACCGGGATGTTATCAGAGTTCTCTTAACCCATCAATGCAGGACCGGGGCCACCGGCTGGCGGACTCGAC